GCTGTCGAAGTCGCAATCTTACGCCATTTGAGCGAATTAGGACTGCCGCCGCAGCCATTCCGATGGTTCTCGACAGCGGCGGATGGGTATCGCGCGGCGGCGAGCGCGGCGGAGAGCGCGGCGGCGAGCGCGGCGGAGAGCGCGGCGGCGAGCGCGGCGAGGAGCGCGGCGTGGAACGCGGCGAGGAGCGCGGCGGAGAGCGCGGCGGCGAGCGCGGCGAGGAGCGCGGCGTGGAACGCGGCGTGGAGCGCGGCGGAGAGCGCGGCGAGGAGCGCGGCGTGGAACGCGGCGGCGAGCGCGGCGGAGAGCGCGGCGGCGAGCGCGGCGAGGAGCGCGGCGGAGAGCGCGGCGGAGAGCGCGGCGGCGAGCGCGGCGAGGAGCGCGGCGTGGAACGCGGCGTGGAACGCGGCGGAGAGCGCGGCGTGGAACGCGGCGGAGAGCGCGGCGAGGAGCGCGGCGTGGAGCGCGGCGAGGAGCGCGGCGGAAATTAATGCATTAAGCGTTTTCAATCACTCAACCCAAGCAAAACTTGCCGCTATCTGGTTGCCGATGGTAGATGCGTTCAATACTGGATTATGGTTATATTGGATTACTCCCACGGAAATCATTTGTGTAGAACAACCGTGTCTACGTATCAGTGACAACCGCTTGCATTGCCATGACGGTCCAGCTGTACATTGGCCAGCAGGAGAATCATATTACTTCTGGCGCGGCACACAAGTACCCGATTGGTATATTATCGATAAATCCAAGATTACAGGGAAAACGATTAAGACGGAAGAGAATGCCGAGCGCCGCCGCATTATGTGCGAGATTATCGGCTGGGAGAATGCAATTGGGATGTTAGAAGCGCGTTTGATTTCCAAGGACGAACGTTGGGGCGAGCCGCGCGAGCTATTCGAGAGCAATATCCTGGACGGGCGATTCGTTCGCGTCCGCAACGGAACTATTGAGCCAGACGGAACGCGACGGACATTTGTGATCCCATGCGCACGAGATGCCAAGACACCTCACGAAGCAATTGCGATTGCGAATAATATCGCACCGGAACGGTATGCGGAGCAAGGCCGTACTTGAGAATTTCGCGGCAGCGGGAAGCTGCCGCGACTTCCTGCGAGAAGTCGAACGCCCTTAGCCAGCACTTCGCTACGGTAGTTCTTGGCGTATACGATGCGGCCCAAAAACTTAAGGATTGAAACCTAGTGAACCCCTACGAAGAGCTTGGCGTCGATCCAAAGGCAGATACGCCAACGATCAAGCGCGCCTATCGAAAGCGGGCGAAGAAATTGCATCCGGACGGCGGCGGGACGCAGGAGGCCTTTGACCGGCTAAGTCAGGCGCATCTTGTGCTTTCCGATCCTGTACGGTGGTCCTTGCTGACGAATCGAATATCCCGGATGCCAAGGCAATGATAATCAAGCTTTTGCGGCAGAAGAAAGGTCAAGGCGAAAGTCAATCCGCACCGCTTAAGCGAGCCATTGCACGCGCGGAAAAGATCAAGAAAAAGTTCAAGCGCAAGGGCAAAGGCGAAAATGTCATGGCGCGAATGATCGACGACGCCAGAGCACATGCCGTCGAGCCATCGCCGCTACGCCGAGTGGACGCCGGCACGCATGGTCGCGGCGGCTCAGAAGGCCGGCCCTGCAACGGTCGCGCTGTTCGAGGCGATCATGAAAGCCAAGCGGCATCCCGAGCAGGGCTTTCGCGCTTGTCTCGGCATCATCGGTCTCGTGAAGAGCTACGGCGCCGAACGCGTCGAGGCAGCAGCCAAGCGTGGCAACGAGACCGACTGGCAGTTGAGCCAATGGAAAACAGGCGCGGATAGCATAACCAAACAAATTGGTGTACTGGACCGCGCGATTGAAATCATGAAAGACTACGATTTTGAGGCGGACCCGGCGAGCCAGAAACATGAAGGATTTGTTTGGCCATCGACACAATTCTATGGGGTCCGCTAAGCATTTATCCACGATAATCGCTTGCGCCACCATGATTTTTATGACATATTGTTCGCATAGTATTGCGGTGTTGAGCCAACAATACCACAGTGCGCGAGACCATGCCGGAAGAAAAGCCATCCACAGAAGATCGCCTGACACTTGCGAGCAAGCTTTCAGACATTTGTGCAAACCTCCCTTCGCTTCGGACGCATATCAAACAGATAGGCATCGTCCGCCTCTATTTCGAACTGATGGAACCTCACGAGAATTACGGACGTATGGTTCGTATATTTGCCTTGCGCGAAGATGATGGGGAATTTCTAGGCCATGCCCAGCGGATTACCGCAGACGAAAAAATTCCGGGCACCATTTCAATAGGCGGAGTAATGGTCAAAGAGCCCTTCCGCCGTATGGGTGTCGCTACAGCGCTTTACGATGCCGCTGAAGACCTCGCTTCGAAGATCGGCGCTAAGCTTGTTCCATCAGATTTGCTTTCGGACGATGCGAAGGCATTCTGGGCCGCTCGCCAGCGGATCAGGAGCGCCGCGTGACCCGTCCGCCGATTCTCAATCCACCCCGCCGGAAGAAAGCCCCCTGGAAGCCAGGCGACCCTATTCCAGATGGCGCCCGCGAGGATATCGGCCTACCGGCGATCAAGCGCGCACCCCGCGCCGTTCCACAACAGCCAGAACTCCCCAAGCCAAAGCACGGCAGCCGCGAGCTATTCCTGGACGCTGAGCAGCGCCAAGCCTTGATTGAGTACGAAGTGCGCCGGATGCGCGCCGCTGGCGTGTTCGACATCATGCCATCGGATATCAACGTCAACCAGACCTCGATAGACCGGAATTTCACACAAGGCGAATTCGAGGCGATTTGCTGGTTCTCCCGCTTCCATGCTATCATCACAGGCGGCAAATTCGCTCCACAGGCGGCCGATGGTGATCCCGCCCTTGCAGAGTACGCCCATGTGCTGGACCGCCTTCCTGAGCCCTATGTCGTCATCCTGGATTGGGTAGCGCGGGTGAAATATCCCCAGCACTTCAAAAACCTTGATGAAGAGATGCCGGGCAAGGTCCAAATGGCGAAACTGATGTTCGCCCAATCGGATGAAAAATATCTTCGCGCCGGCGTCGATGGCTATTTCAAGGCGGTATGTCAGCTTATCGCTCATTCCAGGGCAGAACGGCAAACACGTCTTGACCGGCGGATGCTGGATCAGGAAAGCCGCCCTACGAGAAGGATTATGGGCCGATGAGCATCGCCGACCGCATCAAGCAATCAATGGGTCCAAGCGTCTTTGTGCCACGCGCGGAAATGCTGACACATATCACGAAAGAAGAGCAGAGACGGTTGAGTGAGCAAGCCCGCGCTATGGGCCGCGCCCGCTTACTCTCCCGGCAAGCTCATACCCGAAGTTCCCGGACGCCGGTAGGCTATGAGACTCCAGAACGGGCTGATCGCGCCCCAGACGGCATGGAAAAGGAACACCTAAGCCACAACAAGGGGCACGTCCGCGCCCGCGTCAAGGCCCCGATGCAGTTATCCGATGCCGCGAATAGCCGCCTAGCTCACGAGGCAGCCAAACGCGAGGCAGAACTTCATGGAAGTAAGAAGCCAGAAGAGGACCTAATGCCAGAACCTCGATATAGGCTAACCCGTCTTGACGAACGGTTCGACGCCGACGACGGCCGCGTCCTGCGCGGGGCAATTAGTCAATATGTCGAAGATTGCATTGCTATCGCCCGGCGCGGCGGAGGTGGAGATTCCGGCAAAGTTGATGGTGCGTCGGCGCCAGATGGGCGCATTCCATTCAACGAGCACCAACGTAGTGCGCTTGGCAGGCTAGCGGCGGTACATGCGCGCATATCTGCTTATGACAGGGAAAAACTTGAAGCGTTTGCCGCGATGATGGCCCCCATTGATGGATGCCAGGAGCCTATGTCTGTATCTGAATTCGTGACGGGTATTCGTGGCTCGCCAAGATCGCGGCGGCTGGAATATGCATTCGTCGAAATCATATCAAAGCTCGCTATTCAACTATATGACATTTATAGGGCGAAAGATTTCCCACCGATGATACTTTGAACGCTATTTTGCCTGTGACAACTTGTCGCACTTTTTTTCTATTGCGGCCGGGCCGAACACGTGATAAGGCTGTTTTCGATAGTCGTGATAACTGCGGCTGCAACGAAAACTCACCCTAAATCGCCGGTTTGACATAGGCCCGATAGCTACGCGCTGGGGCAATGCGTTCGCACGCAAAAAGCAAAAACTGGGGTCGTGACGAAGTTTTCGAAATTGCCAACATCTTTCTACAGGTTGCGCTTGACATGCCTACAGGTACTGTGAAATTTTTTGGAGATAAGGGTTACGGGTTTATCCGCCCCGATGCTCCAGGCGATGACGTCTTTATCCACGCCCGCGCGCTTCAGAAGGCAGTTCCTCCGATCATTCAGCTCGAAGAAGGCGACCGCCTGAGCTACGAGCTTGGCGAAGGCCGCGATGGCCGCCCGGCCGCGAAGAATGTGAAATTGTTAGCAAAGGCGCAAGCGGCATGAGCGAATCCACTGACCAACTCGCCGCCGCGCTTGAGAGCCATTTTCGCGTTACCGCCTTCGGCCTAGCCGCCACCAATCCTCAGATTCCCACTTCAGTGATGCTTGAAGCTATTGCAAAAGCAATGGGCTATGTCATCGGAGGAGCGACGAAGACGCCCGACCTCGCAACAACGATCCATCTGCGCGGCGAACTTCAGGATGCATTCTCCCGCGCGCTCCGGATGCGATATCCAGCTGTCGATCAGGTACCAGCTGCCGCGCCTGAACAGCCTATGGCTACCGCGCCCGCTAGTGACGAGATAGCCGCTTCGGAAACTCCCGTAGCTGAAGCCAGCCACGAAGCCAAATCGGACGAAACCGCCGAAGAACACTGCTTGGCTTAGAGCAATGGCCGGCTAGTTTCCCGTGGAACACTGTGAAACAACTTACAAGCTTAGTTTTGGCCTCATCGGCCTGCCAAATTCGCCCGTAGCGAAGTGCCGACAGTGAACTGTGCCAACTTCAGAACTGGGCAAGAAGCATAGCCCGCACTCTCAGCCGGTTGAGATAGGCGCGAGGTCGCGGCCAAAAAACCTTAACGGAATCAGCCATGCAATCGCTAGAAGACCGCCAGTGGGCAATGATTGCTGGTGCGGTAGGGCGGTTGCTAGCGTTGGACGAAGACAAATGGATCACGGTTCACCCGAACGGGTCCAATGGTCCTGGTGCTCACGTCAAGATCGGCGAAAACGGAGAGGTTAAGGCCGGGCTCGGCGGGAAGTTCAACGGCGAAAACATCCAGAATGTGAAAGCCAAGAACCAATCGGCCACGAAATCAAAAGCGCCTCCGAAGATCGATGCTGAAACGCTTGGACGGTTGCGGACGGCGTTGAAAGACCATCCAGACTTGCTGGAGAAAATTGAATCGTTCATTGGCGGCAATTCCGGCCACGCTGCGAGCAAATCCGCCAGTAAGGCAAGCGCTGGTGGCCGCACAATTGGCGATCCGCACAAGATCGTCACGCCGGATGGCAAGATGGAAATCGAGGTCCAGCCGGAATTAGTCGAGTTGGCCGATCTTATCCACGCCAAAGGCGATTTACAGCCCCGCAACCGCAACACGGCGGAAAGCAAGACTGCCATTCGCGAGCGCGCGTCGAAACTCGATCCAGAGCAATTGAAGCCGGGCCGCGTCTCCGATGCTGGCGCCCCGATTGTTTCGAAAGATGGCACGATCATTTCGGGCAACGGCCGGACAATGTCGATCCGCGACGTTTACAACGATCCAGCATTCAAGGCTAAAGCAGAAGCCTACCGGGAATCACTGGGAGACGCCGCCAAGGGCATGAAGCAGCCGGTCCTTATCCAGCGCATGCCGGACATGGATCATAAGCAGCTCGCCGAATTCGCCGATAGGTCGAACCGTTCGCGCATTGAAGGCATGTCGGCAACCGAAAGGGCGCAACGCGATGCCAAGGCGGCCGGGCCGGATATCGTCGGGCTCTATCGCGGCGGTGACTTCACATCGCCGGAAAACCGGGCATTCATGCATGCGTTCACTCAGAAGGCCATGTCAGCCAATGAGCGGGCGCAGTTTTCGAAAGAAGGACGGCTTACCAAAGAGGGTTCCGACCGTCTGAGCGCCGCAGTGCTCGCTTCAGCCTATGACGATGTGGACGCTCTCTCGCTCATGCTGGAATCGACGGACGACAACGTGAAGTCGATCACCAATGCGATGAAGGATACATCAGGCCGCTTCGCCGAACTGAAGGCTGGTGTGAAGTCCGGGCGTATCCTTCCCGAAATGGACGTGACAACGCAGATAGCCGATGCAGCCAAACTCGTTTCCAGTTTGCGCAAGCGGGGCGTCTCGCCGGCCTCGCACTTCGCTCAAAAAGATGCCTTCTCGCGCCCCGACCCAATGGTTGAGGCCCTTGTCAAATCGTTCTACAATGAATCGCTCTCGAAAGCGATTTCGCAACAGAAGATCACCTCAATCCTGAGTGCTTACGCCGAAGAAGCAATGAAGCATGAGCCAGGTGGTTTCTTGCCGGACGAAACAAAGGCACCCGATGTCCTCCACGCAGCCAATCGAAAAGTCAAAGCAGAAAACTCCAGCGAGTCCCAAGACCTCTTCGCAAGCAATGCAGGCCATGAGCCGCGCAATGGGGAAGGTCGCGGCGGAAACGGGCGACAAGCAGCTCGCAAAGCAGGCAGCGGAGCTAAGCCAAGCGGCAAGTTCAAAAAAGCCGCATAAATCAAGTTGAGAAGGAACTGGGCATAGTTCAATGCCAGCACTCTCCAAGGTTTAAGAATAGCACAACGTCGCGGCCCAAAGCAACCTATATCAAAAGTAAAAAGGAACACCACGATCATGTCCTCCCCTATTAAGGGGCGAAAGTCTCCAAAGAAAAAGGGAGAACCCGTTAAAGCTGTTTCGCCTGCCGTAGAGAAGACAAAGCGCAAGCCGAAGATAACTCAGGAAGGCGATTTTGCGATTATCGAGGCGGAAGGCACTAGCGTAGAGGACGTGATTGCTGCGGTTAAGACCGCCAAGAAGCGAGCGGCTCCAGATTGGGAAACCATAGAGGGGCAGTATCGCGCGAACGTTCTTTCGCTTCGCATCATCGGCACGCAACACGGCATTACCGAAGGCGCAATTCGTAAGAAGGCAAAGGCCGAAGGATGGCAACGCGACCTTGCTGCAAAAGTACGCAAGCAAGCCAAAGAAGAGCTGGTACGCAGCGATGGTACGCAGTCAGTACGCAATGCGGGTACGCAGCAAGCCACTAAGGAAGTAGAGCGCCAAGCCGTTCAGACGATTGTCACCGTTGTCCGCAATCATCGCTCGATTCTGAAACGCGGATACGACGTGCTTGAGGGATTGCTTGCCGAGCTTCAAGAGACTGCGGATAACCGTAGTGAAATCGAAGCGGCCATTGACGAGGAAACTGCGGCAGACAAAGACGGCAAGCGTAAGGCGATGATGCAGAGGGCCATAGCGCTTCCGAGCCGTACAGGCGTAATGCTCAATCTTTCCGCTGCAATGAAAAATGTGATCGCTCTTGAGCGGCAGGCGTTCAACATTGATGATGCTCCACAATCGGGTGACGATGGTGCGGTAGAGGCGATGGCGGCGGCCAGGAACGCTAAGGAAGCCGCCGAGAGATATGCTGACCTCATCCGGCAGTGAAAATTGGCCTCCTGATTATCGCATCGTTTATCAGCAGCGTGCCGACCGCCTTCTGAAGCTACGCGCCGACCCCAGCTTGTTGATAGGCGCGATTGAATACTACCGGACACGGCCAGCCGAATTCATAGCGCACTGGGCCACCACTTACGATCCGCGTATTGCCACAGGCGACATTCCTGCCAGACTGCCGTTCATACTATTCAAACGGCAGTACGAAGCCATTGAGTTCTTGTGGGCAATGGTTCAAGCTCAAGAAAATGGGCTTGTAGAAAAAGCCCGCGACATGGGCCTAACTTGGTTGGGTTCTGCTTTTTCAACATGGCTCTGGCGGTTCGTTGATGGCGCGGCCATCGGATGGGGCTCCCGCAAAGAGCAGCTAGTAGACAAACTTGGTGACCCGGACAGCATCTTCGAAAAGATGCGCATCATCATTTTGGGGTGGCCACGGGAGTTTTGGCCGAAAGGGTTCAATCCAGACACCCATATGACCTATATGAAGATCGTCAACCCAGAGACCGGGGCGACGATTACCGGTGAGGCTGGATCGAATATCGGCCGGGGCGGCCGCAAGCTGATCTACCTAAAGGACGAGAGCGCGCATTACGAACGTCCTGAGATGATCGAAGCCGCTCTTGCCGATAACACCAGAGTGCAGATAGACATTTCCTCCGTCAATGGACTCGGGAATGTCTTCCATCGCCGCCGCGAATCTGGCGTTGAGTGGACGCCGGGCGAACCTGTAGCGAAGGGAAAAACTAACGTCTTTATCATGGCCTGGAATGACCATCCGGCCAAGACGCAGACTTGGTACGATCAGCGCCGGCAGAAGGCGGTGGACGAAGGTCTTCTTCACCTGTTTGCGCAGGAAGTGGATAGGGACTACGTTGCTTCTGTCGAAGGAATTGTCATTCCTGCCAATTGGGTAAGCGCCGCGATTGATGCACATATCAGGCTGAAGTTTGACGATAGCGGCGGATGGGCGGCAGCTCTTGACGTAGCAGATGAAGGCGGCGACCGGAACGCGATAGCTCTACGTAAGGGCGTAGTGCTCAAGACGTTGAAAGAATGGGGTGAGACTGACACGTCAGTGACGACGCGCAACGCCATCGGCGTTTGTAAGGAAGTCGCGGAAGAGTGCCGGATGCTCACGCTCGAATACGATAGCATCGGTGTTGGGGCTGGCGTTAAGGGCGAAGCAAACCGGCTCCGCACCGATAGATTGATGCCGCACAATATCAATCTTGAGCCGTGGTGCGCCGCTGCTTCGCCACTCAATCCTGAAGGCTACGTGATCGAGAATGATCGCAAGAGCCCGAAGAACAAAGACTTCTACGCTAACCTCAAAGCGCAAGCATGGTGGATGCTCCGCCGCCGCTTTGAGAAAACATGGCGGGCCGTGAACGAGCCTGACTTCACCTGGAATCCGGACGAACTCATAAGCCTGCCGTCAGACCTTCCACTTTTACGCAGCTTGCAGCGTGAGCTTTCGCAGCCTACGGCAAGCCAGGGTTCCCGGATGAAAATGGTGATCGACAAACAGCCGGAAGGGACGAAGAGCCCGAACTTGGCAGATGCCGTGGTTATGGCCTTTTGGCCTATCGCGCGCGGGCCAATGACGATTTCCGATTCCGCCATGAAGACCATCCTTTCAGGCGGACGCCTCTAGCCGATGGTGAAACGCACATCTCCGGCCGCACAGAAGGCCCCCGCACGGCCCCGTAAGCCGATGAAGATTTCCAGCCTCGCGGCAGACACCATCTGTATGAAGCGCGGTCCTGTGATTGATGCGTATGAAGCATTCAAGCCATATGAACCGGCAAAGGGCGTTCTTCCGGATGGAAAGACGGCGAAGCTGGCGATGGACGAAGCCGGTTTTGACGCTGGTATGTGGGGCGCAGCCGGAATGTTCAGCGGAGCATTCCAGGAAGGCCAAGTCTTCCCCGGTTATCCAGAGCTTGCGCTTTGGGCGCAACGTCCAGAATATAGGCTGATAACCGAGACGCGCGCCACAGAAATGACGCGGAAATGGATTAAGCTCACCATCAAGGGAGATGGGGACGACGATACCGAACGCACGCACGAGAAGATCGCGAAGATCGAAGCCGAATTCCGCCGGCTTCAGGTCCGTGACCGTTTCCGGGAAGTTGCAGTCAAGGATGGATTCTTTGGCCGAGGCCATTTGTATCTCGACACAGGACACTCGAAGGAGCCTGAAGAGTTAAAGGTTAACCTTGGTAATGGCCGCGATGCGACCTCGCGGGTCAAGGTATCGACACGGAACCCATTGCAGTGGCTCACCATCGTAGAGCCGATGTGGGCGTATCCGAACGTTTACAATTCAACGAACCCATTGGAGCGGACTTGGTACAGGCCCGACCAATGGTACGTCATGGGCACGCCTGTCCATGTCTCCCGTCTGCTGCTTTTCGTAAGCCAGGAAGTTCCTGACATTCTGAAGCCAGCCTATGCATTCGGCGGCCTTAGCCAAAGCCAAATGGCTAAGCCCTATGTCGATAATTGGCTTTCGATGCGCCAGAATGTCCAGAATATAACCAAGGCATTCACGACATTCGTCTTGAAGACGAATATGGCCGGGATATTCGGCGGCATGGGTGCCGATGATTTCATGCGGCGCATTAATGCCTTCAACGCCACGCGAAACAACAACGGCGTTCTAGCTATCGACAAAGAGGAGGAGTTTGCAAACATTGCGGCCCCTCTTAGCGGGCTTGACGCTCTTCAAGCGCAATCTCTTGAACACATTTGCAGTGTGGCGAGGCAACCACTTGTAAAGTATACAGGTATTTCTCCATCTGGACTAAATGCATCTAGCGATGGAGAGTTGCGTTGCTGGGGAGATTTGATACACTCCGAACAAGAATCCATCTTCAGGGTTCCTCTTACCTCAGTTTTGCACTTCGTTCAACTGTCTCTGTTTAATGAGATCGACGAAAACATTGATTTCGAATTCCTGCCGATATACGAACTTACGGAAAAGGAAAAGGCGGAACTTCGGCTAGTCAATGCTCAGACTGATCAAATCCTTGTGGAAAGTAGTGTCCTTGACCCGCATGAGGTCCGCGCCACTGTAGCAAACTCCGCAGATTCGCCCTATGCTGACATCAAAATTGATGAGATGCCAAACGTAGCCGAAGAAGAGGAAGAAGGTTTGCTTCCGGAGGGTATGGCGGAACAAGGAGCGAAGCCGAAGTTCGCACCAAAGCCGAGACTGGCCGGCGCATCTGCTGGCGAGCATGAAGAAGGCGCTGACGCCTCCCACGCCGAAAAGCCCGCTAGCGAGCACTGGACCGGCAAAGGCTCAAAGCCTAACGGATCATGGCTTGGCGCCGATGCGATGGCCCTCGATAGGCTGCTGGCCGAAGACGCGGAGCCGAAGACGCTCTACGTCAGCCGTCCGCTTGAGAATGCGGCGGAGTTCCGCGCATGGGCGAAGGCGCAAGGTTTCAAATCGGTGCTGCCCGCCAAAGACTTGCATGTGACGATAGCCTATAGCAAGACGCCCGTCGATTGGAATGCGACCCCGGAAAGCTTCGATTCAGAGACGGTCCCGGCTGGCGGCCCGCGCGCGGTCGAGAAGCTAGGCGATGCTATCGTTCTGCGCTTCCAATCGAAAGACCTCACCAAGCGGTGGAAGCAGTTCAAGGACGCCGGCGCTTCCTGGGACTTTGAAACATTTAAGCCTCATATTTCGATCACTTACGATCCGGACGGCGTTGACCTCGACGAGGTTGAGCCATATGCTGGACCGCTAGAATTCGGGCCGGAGGTCTTCGATGAAGTTCGCGAAGATTGGAAGCCTGAACTCGCCCAAGACGAATGGAAAGCTGGCGACCCCCGCGCGCCAGACGGCCGCTTTGGAAGCAAAGCAGGAGAGCATGGCGGATCGAAGGCAAAGGCTGTAGCGAAAGAGAAGCCCCCATTGACGCATGCGCAGACAAAAGCTCTTTGGGATTATGTCGGGGTTTATGGCTCTCATATAAATGAGGAGTTACGCGCGGGAAGAAGAGCACCGATTACCGGAAAAGGAAAATCCCGTGTTGATTTTAATGAATCGGTTGAAGGACTAGACACAATTATAGCTAACCCGGCCTATGCATATAAGGGAGTTGCTTACAGAGGAATACACCCTGAATACGCAAAAAAAATGGAAGATAATGGTTATTTAACTCCAGGGGCAGAATGGACAGACCTTGGATTTGGTTCATTCAGCAAGAAAAAAGACATCGCCAATGGTTTTGCTAGAATGGGTGGTCCTCAGCAAGGCATTGTGCTTCGCATAAAAGGGAGAGAAGGCATTGCGGACATTTCCGACCTTCGCGATCTTGGTGAAGGAGAAATGGAAGTTCTTACTGAAAGAGGTAGTAAGTTTCGGGTAAAGTCATTCGATCCCAAGAGTCGGATTTTGGATATTGAAAAAATAAATTCTCCGAAAGAGAAGCCAGCCAAGGCGAAAGCTGAGAAGGCTTCTGCTGGTATTGAGAAACCCACGTCAAAGCCGAAAGCCGCCAAGGTTCCCGCCACCTCTACGTCAGAAACCGCCGCCAAGTCCGCGAAGCGGGCCGCAGAGACGAAGAACTACCGCGTCTACGACAAGGGCACGAACGAGCTTTTGGGCTCCTACGGAACAGCTGCGGCTGCTGAGAAGCACGCCAAACAGCACGCATCGGAAGGCGGCACCGCAAGCGTAGAAGACTACGGCAAGGGTATCGAGCGCTCCATTGGAAAGATGACCTCTACTGGCAAGCCAGAGTGGACGCAATGGGGAGCGCATGCTACGGCAAAGGCTCTAGGCACGCATCCCGAATGGGAGACCCACGCCAAAGCCGCGAACGAAGCAGCGAAGCCGAAAGCGAAGAAACCCGCCGCTCCGAAGGCTGAGAAAGCCCCGGCGAAGCCAAGAACGAAGAAGACGCCCAAGACGGCCGCCTAGCCAATGCGTAGACCTATTCTCAAGCCTCTACGGAAGCGGCAGAAGCTTCTCAAGCCAGTGCGTCCTAATATCGGCTTGGAGGCTCAATATCGGAAGCGCCTCGAAGGCTTTGTCGAGAAGATCCACAAGAGCGTGATGCGCTTCGTCGTTGCAGGCTACCGGGCGCATACGCCAGTATTAGCTCAGGATGCATCGCCAGCGGATTGGTTGAATCGAATCGTCCGCGCGCTCCGGAGAAGATGGACGAAGAAAATCGATGAAGCCGCCCCGAAGCTGGCGGAATTCTTCGCCCAGTCGGTTGAGAAAAGATCGACGGACGCGCTTAAGAAAATCCTCAAGGATAGCGGAATCGCAGTTGACTTCAAACTAACGGCCGCGATGCGGGATATCCTTGATGCAACTGTACATTCGAACGTAAGCCTAATCAAGAGCATCCCGTCAAAATACTTCGACTCTGTTGAGCAGATTGTGGCAAAGGGTGTAACGACCGGCAACGACCTCAAGCAAATCACCGATGATTTGCAGAGGGAGTTTGGTGTCTCTCGGCGGCGGGCCGCATTTATTGCCAGGGACCAAGCATCGAAAAGCAATTCTGCGCTGACGCGGGCAAGGCAGACTGAAGTCGGAATTTCTCGTGGCGTATGGCGCCACTCCCACGCCGGCCGATCCGTCAGGCTCAGCCACCTAGAGATGGATGGAAAAGAGTTCGACCTAAAGCAAGGAATATGGGACCGGAACGCCAACGGTAAAGGCAAAGGAGCCTGGGTACAGGCAGGATTCCTTATAAACTGCAAGTGCTATTGGAGTCCCGTGCTACCCGGTCTTGAGGACCAGTTCAAAGGCGAAGCTGAACGTGAATCCGCAGGGGTAAAGGCACAGCGCGCGCGGGCTTATGCAAGGGCAAAGTAAGTAACAGAAAAAGGCGGCAGATTGCTCCGCCGCCCTTGACCTAACTTGCGCTAGGCCATAATCTGAAGTTGCCAATTAAAAGGAGCTTCAATATGGCCCATTCTGACGATAACGTCAACAGTTTCGTTCCCGCTGTTAGAGCCGCGAATTTCGACGAATTTATCCAACTTACCCGCGATGGCACATTCATCACCTCGAATGTGCTCGCGGAGCTGTTTGAGAGAAATCACCGGGATGTGTTGCGCTCAATCCGCGAACAGTATGATTTTGATGCGGAATTTAGCCAGCGCAATTTTGCGCTCGTTGAATATCTGGACAAAAAGGGCAAAAAGCGTCCCTGCTACCGCATCACTCAATTAGGTTTCCTCGTCCTTGGCTCATCGTTTTCGGGTCCGAAGGCGAACAAGCTCAGAATTCTGCTCGGCACAGCCTTCCTAGCTCGCGAGCGCGAACATGCCCGCGCTTTGGCCTGTCTTGAGCCGCGCGGAATTAGGCCATGGGCAGAAATAGGACGCGTCTTTCCGAAGCATTTTTACGAGCTGATTTATAAGCTATATGGCTATCCGTTCGATCCGGCCGCAACCTCGTATATGAGATTTTGCGGGAGCAGTAGCTGACAAATGAGCACAGACCGCCGTCTCCGTTTCCGCCGCGCTGTTCGCCGGGCGAAGATCGAAGCTCTTGTTGACTATCAGCGCCAAGAGAAAGCTTGCGCCGCGTGTTCGGCTATTTGCCCGGATCGGGTTCCGTTTTCGGTGGATGCGATTGTTGATGATGCGCCGGATTGGATTTGCGGGGAAGACCTTGGGCCACGCCCGGCGCAATGGTTGAATTAAATTCGATGAGACTGACTGAGTCCAAAGGATATATAATATATATGATTGATGAAAGATACGCGGCAGGCTTCTTCGATGGGGAAGGATGTATTCACATTGCAAGAAATGTTCGAGTTATTATAAGTGGTTGTTTCCATCCAGGATTATTAGACCTATTTAGCGAACGGTGGGGTGGCAGAGTCACAGCACAACGAAATGCAAAAAAAAATCAACGCTCTGGTGTTCGTTGGGAGATTACAGGTAAAAGAACTGAAACCTTTTTAAGTGATTTGTTGCCTTATTTGATCGAAAAAAAAGAACAAGCAGAGCTTGCTTTACATTATCAGCGTAAGAAGATTGCACTTAATGTCAGGGGCGGAAAAGGATATAGCGATTCTCAGCGAGCCTACTTCAAAGAAGTAGAAGTGAAACTTAGAAGTATGAAACAAACAGAATATACTTACTTTTGACACGGCCGATCACAGGCGTCTCATCTAAGCTTCGCCGCCTTTAAGAGCGCCCTCCTAACACGGGGGAGGAGAGGGAAGTGGCGGTCCTTGCGCGCATAGGGCGCGGTAGCTCAGAGAAGCCGAAATTCTAAGCTGGGGCGAATAAGGGTTTCCAGTAGCGGCGGCAAACGAGTAACCCCGAAAAACACGAGCCCGTCAAAAGCGGGTGGTTCAATCTCTTAGGCCGTCCTTGCCCAGCTTAGAAGCTGAGAAAGATTAACTTATGGCACTCGCAGGCTTCGCCCCGACCGGCGGCACCGTTTCGCTAAGCGTTGGGACAACATCTTCAAACGTGGCGCTTTCTTTGACCGGGAGCCCTCCGACGATCCTTGTAACCAACATTGGACAAGGCATTGCCTTCGTCGCGCTCGGAACGACAAGTGCCGTAACCGCATCTGTGAATGGTGGCGTGGCGATCATGCCAGGCGCTTCCGTTCCGCTTACTGTTGGCAGTGCCACCTATCTCGCAGGCATTGCCCTGAACGCGGCGACGGCGCTTAATATCACGTCGGGAACCTAGCCCCAAAGGCGAGAGGTTCCATAATACATATTACGCGAATGACTTTGGAAGCCGGTCCAGGAGTTCGAACCCAGCCCAAACGTCATCGCGCCAATCCGCTTTGATGCGGTGCGGCACACGGACGGGACCGGATATGAGTTCTCCCCTATCCAGAAGTTTGGCCATAGCCAGTATGTCATCTTGCCAGTCTGGCGGAAGAGGATGTCCTTGGCGGGCATATGCGCGTTGGATTGCATCGGCGGCGGGCGGATCAACGATAAACGGTTGATCGGCAGGATAGCCTTCGACTTCGATATTCTCATTGATGTCTAGCGAGAGGATCGTGAGAGTGTAAGTCTTGGTCATTTCGCACCGTCACTTAACTGTTATTGGAAGCGGCCACCAGCCGATTACTAACTTATCTGAAAAAGTGCCTTCTGTGTCGCCCCACATTTCCCCGGATTTGCTCCACGTGGAAACGGAAAAATCGCTTTCCTCGGAGGAGAGCGAATGTCTGATCTTAACGAGCACCTTCTCGCCTTCATCCGGCATCTCGCTTGGCAGGCGCATGCGGGGCCAGACTTCGCCAGAGCCTTCAACAATATGGAAGGCTGCACAGCCTATACGGGTAAGTTCTTTGTCTATCGCGGCAATTTCTTCATAGGTCGGCGGAACTATGCCGCCTGCATTCGCATATCGAATGTGAACGGTTTGTGGATGTTCAACTTCAGCCGTACCGCCGTAGTCGATGTGGAACTTGCCATCCTCAACTTTCGGCGCGTTTTGTGAGCGAGGTGTAGAGGGTCTTGGCGTAGAAGGCGGCGGGTTGATGTTCTTCTTGATGCGGCCTTCCTCCTCGATTATGAGGGGAGGTCCGAACGTGATCCGTCCTACTGTGAACTTATCGGTCAAACTAGGCCTTCCTTTCTAAGAGCAAGCCATAGGTTCGCAACGGCTTCGGAGGGAGTGGCGCCTTCATCACCTTGTTCGCTAAAGTTAGGTCGCTCGCAAGGGCCTGTACCAAACCAGTAACCAGCTATCCATGTACTGTCTATGCGCATCAAAGAAAATGGATGCTCGTTTGCACTGCTTTTAAGGCAAGCCTCTATAAGCCCTTCAAGGGATGGGGAATAGGCCAAGCACTCTGATCGATCATCAGGGCTCACGTCTAGATCATATGTCCAACAGTCACCGCCGTTGAATTGCGGTTGCGGCCATCCAGCGTCTTTTAGAGCTTTCGCTAGGGGATAGGGCAGGGCGGTCAAAACGGTTTTCCTTTCGTCAGAACTGCCGCGAGCACAACGGCGGTAGCGAGGGAAAAGAACAGTGCCAGCGCGGCGAGCGCGCGGAAGAGAGTATCGCCCTTCGCTGGCAATGCCGGGTAGCCCTGAGCGAGTTCCGCCTCGATTACTGCGATGCGCGCGTTAAGATCGGCAAGTTCTGCTTTGAATGAGGATGTTGCGCCGTTGCCAGTAGGCTTCTGCATCATTAAGTTCATGGTCTGAAACCGCTCCATTTCATCGCGCTGCTCTTTCTCGCGCAAGGTAGTCTGCTTTCTGCGCCTGTCACGGCGCGCTCCGTTGTGGAGATCGCGTTGGCTCATTTGGGAAATAGTCTCCCCCATTCTGCATCGGTTGTAGTGGGGCGGTTCAGTGGGTGGTCATCGCTCCATTCTCCAACATCGGCCTCCTGGATGGACAGCACACGGGGCGAGATGCAGTGATTGGGATAACGTGTATTCTCTAGGACATCTTTAATCTCTGCTGCACCTATTTCATCGAGATCGATGATTTTGATCGTTAGTTCGTAAGCCTTCATTTTTGATATATCCCGCGTTGAAAATCTCTCTGAAAGACTAGCGCAAATCTCCTGATAAAACTAGAAGAAACAGCGGAAATCCACTACAATGGCGGCACTTACGTTTACCTTGGATTGCGATCCTTCCGATATGCACGGACACGAAAATATCGCCAGCCACGCGGATGCCCACGATTGCAATGAAATGGCCGAAGATACCATCGCTCTCGACAGGGCTCCTAGCGCCCGTTCTGTCGATTCTGACGGCCATTGGCTAGTCAAAGGCAATCTCTTAAGCCGCAGTGAAGTCTCTCCCTACCGGGCCGAAGAGATACCTGGGTGGGAGAATCTTGGCTTGGAAAAGGGCCGCGTCTACAAATTGTATCGTCATCCGGACGCGCTTCGCAAGGCTGCCCGTTCATTCGAGGGTAAGCCGCTTTTGATGAAGCACCAGCCGATTTCCGCCGATGACCATCCGCGCCATGCGACAGTAGGCGCGATTTTGAACCCAGCTTACAAGAACGGTGAACTTCGCGGCGATCTGTCAATATGGGACAAATCGGCTACGGATTCGATTTCCAACAACTCGCAAAAGCACCTTTCGATGGGATATAGGTACACACCGCGAATGGAAGCCGGCGTGACCCCGGACGGGGATCCTTATGATGGCGTTATGGAGTCGATAGAGGCGAATCATGGGGCACTTGTTGCCGATCCAAGGGTGAAAGATGCCGTTGTCGCCGACTCACGCGAAGCTCTTGACGAAGCCCTAGCCCTAGACAGCGAATGGGAGACGCCCGGCGCTCGCCGCCTTCTTATGGCTCTCGACGCGATGCTTTTCGCTGGCGGGTTAGATGCTCGCGAATATACGCGCGGCGGAGATCCGAAGAATCCAGGACGATTTTCATCAACTGGCGGGGCGGGCGGCGGTAAAAAGGCAAAGGGAAAATCCGTTATCGCAAAGGCTGAGAAAGCAGAAGCATCCGCTGGCAAGAGGATCGCGAAAGCTGGCGAGCGCGATAGCAAGGCTGCGAAAAAGGGCAAAGCTGGATCTGTAATCGAACGCGCCAAAGCCACCGAAGCGAGTGCGAAACCTAAGTCAAAGGCTGACAAATCTGCCACACCTAAGTATAAAGAAAAAAAGTCCACAGAAAAGTCAAAGAAAGACTTGACACCCGCTCCCGCACCCTCTAAATCTACATCATCAACAACTCGGAACCCCCAGCGGGTAACAGGACAGAAGATGAAAAACGAACAAAGGCTCCCAGGCGGAGAAACGGAAAACAGGCTTAACACGCTCTTGGAAGAGGCCAAGCAGGGCAAGCACACGCGCCGCGTTGCTGATCTTGAATGGGCTATTCATGGTGTTCGCGCTGGAGCAAAAATTCAAAACGTCGCCAAGCAAATCGGCGGCGACTTTGAACGCGATATGAAGGCGGAATTCGGCTCTAAAGCCTCCGCCCCAACGGAGATTTAAGCACCAGTTGGAAACTCGGGCCGAAACGTCTAAGCACATACCAATCTAGTAACGCCATGCCCAAGCATCTCAGCATCTCCCAACGTCTATCCAAGGCCCGCTCCCCAAAGGCGCGGGCCGAAGTTTTAGCGGATTGGGTAGCGGACTGGGAAGACGCGCAATGGCACCTTCTGGAAAGATTAGAGGATGCTCTTCGTACTGGAGATTATAGTACCGTTTTCTTCGCGTTGGGCACATTCAAAGCCCAGATAGAGAAGCGCTTCGACGGGCTTGAGACGGTACTGAGGGTTCTTCAAGAACCGCCGAAGCCGCGCCAGAACGGCGCATCGGCCAAAGATCAACGGCCGCCCAGCCAGACTTAGCATACCCACACAACCGAATTCTACCAAGGCTCGCTCACTGCGGGCCTTTTTTCGTGCGCCGCGTATCCCGGCAGACCGCCTAGAGGACAATCAAAACAATGAACGAACTAGAGAGTGTGCTCCGGGCGAAATACCGGCAGCCGCGAGACTTGGTGCGCGCACTGGGCCTCGACGAAGTGATTTTGCGCGAACCGAAGAAGCCCGCGAGCGCCATCGCTCTGGATGAAGCAATGCGAGCTGGTATGCAGAAGATCGTAAGCATGGGCCAAGATGCTACCCTGCAAGATTTCGTCGAATTCATCGACATGTTGAAGTCCGGCAACAGCAAAGGCGCGGCCCACGAAGCGGCAGAACTTGCCGAAGAAGTTGGCGCCGAAGAAAACGAAGAGCGTGAAGAGTTGGACGAAGACGACAATGACGGCGAAGCCGGAGAAAAGGAAGACAACGACATGGAAGACAACAGCGGTCTCCCGGCTTTTGCCGAGGAGCGTGAAGAGAAGAAGGCAAAGGACGAAGGCGGACTGAATCACAAGGTGGCTTCTTTGCTTATGGAAGCGGCGAAGATGCTCATGGGCGAAGGCCGCGAGGAAGAGCCTGCCAAGGACGAAGAGATCGACGCTACCGACTGCGCCGCGAAGGACGAAGACCTTGAAGGCATCGGCGAGAAGCCTGCCAAGGACGAGGAGCCCAAAGGCTTGAAGGAAAAAGCTGAGAAGGATCTCATCACTAAGCCGGCTATGGACGCGGCGATTAGCGCGGCCGTGAAGGCTGCCGAGAAGCGCTCGCATGAGAACGCCAAGGCCATCCGCGCCGCAGAGCGTGCGGTGCGCCCTTATGTCGGCGAACTGGCAATGGATGCCGCAAGCCCGGATGAAGTCTACCGCAAGGCGCTCGGCATGATGGGCGTCGAAGGTGTCGATACCGTACACGCGTCAGCCCTGCCGATCTTGCTCAAGACGCTTCCACTACCCGGCAGCAATGCCGCTCCGCGCCGTGAAGCCAAAATCGCTCAGGACGCCGCCGCAGTCGATGCCCGCGCCAAGCGTTTCCCGGCTCTTGCCCGCATCGCTCATTAATCCGCGCCAAACACAATAAGGAATTGAACAATGGCTGATTTCCAAACGGCTGTCTATTCCCGGCAGGCTCCGGGCTGGGCTGGCGATTTCGCGTCCGACAATCCGCGTGAGTTTTATCCCGCTGGCCCCGGCGGCCTTGTGGCCGGCGCTTCCGGCGTTACCGTAGGCAATTTCGCGTGGGTTTCGCCGTCTTCTATCGACTGGGATAGCGGCGCGACCATTGCAAATAGCTTCGGGTCTGGGTCCGTTGCTGGCATTGTGCACCGCCAGAACGTTGGCCAGATTACCACCTATCTTGCCAAGGCGGGGACTACCATTCCTCAGGGCAATGCAGTTTCGTTGCTCACGGGCGGCGATATTTGGCTGGCGAATTCTGGATCTGGCTTGGCTCAGTCCGGCATGAAGGCATACGCCAATTTCCTTACGGGGGCGGTGACTTTCGGCTGGACTGGCGCTCCTACTGCGGCGGCATCGGCGACAACGGCCTCCATCGCGGCGGGCACGGCGGCAACCAGCGCGAGCAGCACCATTTCTGGGAATGTGCTCACGACTGGCGCATCGGTCACTAATACGATCTATCCCGGCGCTATCGTGACCGGCGGCACTGTCGCATCCGGCACCTATATCGTCGCTCAGATTACGCCGTTGCTGACGGGCGAAGCTCTGGGCGGGGCTGGACGCTATGCCGTCAGCATTCCGGAACAGACGGTTACGTCCGCCACGCTTACCATGACGCCTTCTGTCTACACGCCCGGCACGATGCAGGCTGGCACCGTGGCAGTTGGCTCGATCATTATCGCAAGCGGCGGCGGATACACCACGACCGCCGCGACGACCGGCACTATCGCCGGAATGATCGTTATGGCCGCCATCAGCGGCACGACTTGGTCTCTCGCCCCCGCATCTGGCTTGACTGCTGCAGGTACGCTTACCAGCGGTACGGTCGTCACCGCTTCGAATGTCGAAACCAAATGGTATGCGATTTCGGCGGGCGCGCAGAATGAAGTAATCCGCTGCTCCTCTACGCGCATTAGTTAACCGGCCATTCCAATCGGAGAAAACAAAATGAGCATTCATAAGTCTATGGCCGAATTCCAGCAAGACAAATCTTGGCTGGTTGAAAACGGCGTCTTCTTTCAGCCTACCGTGCGCGGATATATCACGCCGGAAATGATGAACAATCCGATGGCGATGGATTCCATTGCTATGGATGCGCAGGCGCCCGCGAACAGTGCGAATTCGGCTGGCATCCCTTCGATCCTGACTACCTGGATTGATCCGGAAATCGTCAATGTCGTTTTCGCCCCGCAGAAGGCCGGCGAAATCCTGCCGCAGAAGCGCATCGGCGATTGGACGAACATGCAGGCCATGTTCCCCTTCGTGGAAGGCGCGGGCGAAGTCACGACCTATGGCGACTTCGAGACTACCGGTTCCGGCAGCATCGATATCACCTTCCCTCAGAGGCAGAATTACCTCTGGCAGACGGAAGTCCGGTACGGTGATCGCTATGTGGCGATGGTTGGCCTTGCCAAGATCAACGCCGTTACCACGCTCCAGAAGCAGGCAGCGGATTGGCTCAACCGCTATGACAATTGGGTGCAGTTCTACGGTGTCGCCGGCCTCCAGAATTACGGAATCCTGAACGATCCTTCGCTCCCGTCTTCGATCACTCCCGGCACGAAGGCGGCCGGAAATAGCGGCGTATGGATGTACAACGGAGCCCCGAATGCCACGGCGAACGAGGTCTTCGCGGACATTCAGAGCCTCTTCTGGCAGTTGACGACGCAGACGCAGGGCATCATCGAGACCACCGATAAGATGGTTTTGGCCCTTGGCCCTGGACCTGCGGTTGCATTGAGCAACACCAACGCATTCGGGTTGACCGCGATGAAGATCATCAAGGAAAACTTCCCGAACCTCCGTGTTGTCACGGCTCCGCAGTATGAAGCGCGGTCCTCGACCTTCATCGAAGGTTATTCGAGCGCCGGCAACTTCTGCCAGCTCATTGCCGAAACGCTGGCGGGCGAGCCTACCGGGCATACGACTTTTAGCGATAAGCTGCATGCGCACCGGTTGGTTGTGGATTCGAGCTTTTACCGCCAGAAGTGGAGTGCAGGGAGTCACGGGGCGGTGATTAAGCGTCCGATCAGCTTTGCATCCATGCTTGGCATCTAAGGATATTGCATCATGAATACTACACCGAAACAAGGGCGCTCGCAAGGGCGCTCTTCTTCTTTGGACGAACTTCCGCAAGAACTTCCTGACCCCACGCCGGCAACCGGGACTGCCACGGTAAGCGTATATTGCCGATGGAATCCAGGTTTGATTTTGCGCGTTGGCCAGATGGTCAAGCGCACCGAGCAGACTGCGCATGGCTTCCGTGATTTCGAGCAGTGGCAGCAGACACGGCAATACCGCGTTTATGGCCCAGCTCATCCGTGGGGCGGCGTTGCCAAGGCTCCCGTGATCGGCGGCTACGCCATTACCGAAGGGGTCCCGAAGGAACTTTGGGACGAATGGTACGACAAGAACAAGAACAGCGACATGGTCAGGAACAAGATCATTTTCGCAAGCGAACAGCAGTCATACGGCAACGGTCAGGCTCACGAACAGCGTAGCGCCCCCACGGGAATCGAACCGCTGAGCCAGGGCAAGGATTGGCGCACCGCCGCCCTTCAGACCTCCATGCAATCCATGACTGGCATTGAAAAAGGCGAACAGGCTGCGGCCTAAAGGAGAAAACAATGGCTGTTATGGACGCCAAAATCGGCGAAATCTCTGATGCAGCGCTTGGCGTAAGATTGGCAGCCGCTGGCTACGCAACCAATGCAGGTTCTACCGGCTCCGGAAGCGTAGTGCTCGCTACTTCTCCTACGCTAGTTACGCCAGCGCTTGGAACGCCTGCTTCAGGCACGCTCACGAATTGTACAGGACTTCCTATTGCCGGTTCAACCGGCTACGGGACTGGTGTTGCAACCGCCCTTGCGGCGAATGTGACGGGATCTGGCGGGATTGTCCTGGCAACCGGCCCGGCAATCGCCGCTGGTGGTTCTACCGGAACGATTGGCATTGGCGGCAACATTACTACGCAGGTGAGTACGGCTGGCGTTTCGCCTGGCGGCACTGGTTCGGACTACGTTATTGCCACCTATACGCTTCCAGCAAGCGCCTTCGATGCAGCGGGCCGGGAAATCAAAATCACCGGCTTTGGCAAGTTTGCGGCAAACGGCAATACCAAGGAACTGAAAATCTACGTTGGCTGCACTACTGCTACAGTAGGGCAGGCGGTTTCTGGTGGTACAGCAATCGCCGATAGTGGCGCGGTGACGGCTAATGCCACCGGATGGCGAATTGTTGGCCGCGTCCTCAAATACGGTGCCGCCGCCAGCAATACCCAAATCGGCATGCAGGATAATAGTTCTACCTCTGTATCCATCCCGCAAGCGCTCACCATGACGGAAAGCGCCGCAATCAAAATCGCCATTACCGGTAATGCGACGACATCGGCAAGCGATATCGTGCTCAATGGATTGCTTGTCGAGTATGCGAATTAGTAATTGGGCCGCATCGCCGCATCCAATTTGACCGAAGCGAAGTGCGGGCATTGACCTGCGATTAGAATTGTAGTTTCGAGCCCGTATTCTCTAACGGCCGTTCGCGGCACAACGATGCGGCCAAAAGTAATTCCAGCTAAATAATCGTCAAAAGCTAGGAGCAAACTACCGTGGCTGACGCATATTATCCATTGCCAAACGGCAGCAACGGTCAGGTCCTGACTATCGCTGCCGGCAAGCCGGACTGGGCGGACCCAAGCGGCGGCGCCGGTACAGCTAACGGCATTCTGAAAGCCGATGGCAGCGGCAACATTAGCGCTGCCGTGACCGGTACGGATTATCTGGCCCCTGGTGGTGCATTGGGAGCGCCATCGTCTGGCAATCTCGCTAATTGTACCGGCCTGAACGCATCGAATATAAGCTCTGGCACGCTCGCGGCTGCCAGGGGCGGCGCTGGCGCCGTTAGTGGTATCATGAAGGCCAATGGCGCTGGTGTTGTCAGCGCGGCGGTTGCGGGTACGGATTATGCATCGGCAGCAGCGGTGGCACTCGGCACGTGGGAAAGTGACACCACATTCAACACCGGTGCGCGGCTCCTTTTTACTACACAAAATCAAATTATTGAGTTTTACGTGCTAACTGGGCATACGTCGTCCAGTAATCCGTTCGCCGATTTAGCCTCTGGAAAATTGAGGGTGGTGACGCAGAATATGAAGGCGTCGCACGCATACGTTTATCCATCCGGTTGGAGCGGTCATACTCCTACTGTATTTATCATTGGCGCTGGTGACGTATCGACATTACTAGATACTACGGATGCGGTGCGGCTTGCCTATATGGTTAAAGCAGGTTCCAGCGGCACAGGGACACGCACGGGCACTTATTATGTCTCGCCGAGCGGTAATGACGATACCGGCACGGGCACGCGCGCGGCACCATACGCGACAATCCTACAGGCGTTATCACAGTCTAACTGCCTGACGGTGCGAATTATCGGCCTAAACGCTAAACCGTCTACAGCTAATATCTTGAAAGGATTGGGTACTTACGAACAATGTCCAACATTTTCGTGCAATATAATTGCGGAGGGCCCTGTCCCTGCGTGGCTGTTTTATTACGACCTCTCCCCCACATTTACGGTAAATGGTTCGCACGCAAACGTTTATCAATGCACCCTACCCACGGGTACTTGGACTGTCCCGTTAAATCCGTACATTCTCGATCATAATGGGCTCCCATCGCGCATGCAACAGGTGTCTAGCGTAGCAGAGGTCGCGAACGGTGTTCCTGGGCTGACGTATTACAACGATGGCGCCACGACGAATAATACGATATATGTGTGCGCAAATTCAACGCCAGTTATCGGGACGGATATACTGGTATCGCTAATTAATTGGTATAACGCGTGGCAAGTAACGGCTAATAATAACACAGCAAATACAATATACATCGAAAACACCGCTATGACGACTGGGCATTTTTCACTCTCTAACACAGGCGGTGTGCTAGTATTCAATAATTGTGCATTCCTCGGCGGATCCGGCTATCCAGGAGGCGGCGGCGCGGTTGACGGCGGATTTAACGGCCAAGCCAGTGTCGTAATCGCACATAGCAAAATCGCGCATAGATATTGGGACGGCATCGACTATCAGCAGACAAATACGCCTAGCATATCTATGAATGTGCTAGAAATTTACAATGAAATATATGATGTTGGGTGGGGTGATACTACATCTAACCAGTCCTCATCAGCGCACACCGGAGTTAATATCTTGCGCATTGGCGGTCAGCACGAGTGCGCTTCCCAAAATTCCATACTTGATGTTGGCGATCATTGGTCCATAAATATTGGCGTAAAAATTAAGGGCGGGTTTATCCCCGCAAGCGGCACCATCGCGTGCGCGGGCAGTAGAACAATGTACAACGTTGTTTGTACGATAGGCGCGGTTGGTCCAAGTGGGCACTACCGGAATGACAGTACTTCACCGATGGTAATTGACTGCCAGCTGACGGGTGTCGTTACATCTGGTCCAGGGGTTGTGACATTACCGGAAGCTGGGCTCTAGAAGCGTTGAAGACTAAATAATTTAACAATTATGAGAACGCTGAATAGGACATAGCATGGCGCAGGGATGGATGGATTTGGCCTGGCACGAGCAGGGCCAGCACGAGATCGGGGGCCAGCAGGCTAACCCGGTCGAGTTGTCAAGCGGAAAGAAAGTGGCGGTTGATACCCGTGGCCCGCAAGACATGCAGAATATTTCCGCTCTGGCGCAGATGGCCAGAGCGCGAATAAACGCGTCAGATCAGACTCAGATCTATTTTCGCGGCGCTGATAATATAACGCATACACTTACGCCACTGGAAATGACAGCGCTAGAGAATGGCGTTGGCGCCTTCACTCAGAAGATTTATGCGTGCGCCTGGGCGCTTAAAGACCGGATGCCAGAGATGATGGACATCTCTGACGAAAAGTATTGGAAGCAGGTTTCCTAAACTTTTGGCCGCAGCGTTTCGTCAAGATCGGCCGCCGCGAAGTGCGGGCTGGGCTTTCTGCCTATAACATTCTGATTCTAGACCGCATTCTCTGACAGCCGTTACAGGCGAAACGGCGCAGCCCAACTCGCCAAGTCACAAGGACAATTCCAATGACACTACAATACAGCGTTACGGTTCGCAATGCGCAGCTTGACGTATGGGAAACAACTATAAGCACAGCCCCACTTCTTAGGCTGTATTCCGGTACAGTTCCCGCGAATTGTGCGGCATCGGAGACAGGCACTCTCCTATGCGAGATTACGCTTCCATCGGATTGGATGGCGAACGCTTCTAGCGGGTCTAAAGCAAAATCTGGCACATGGAGCGGGACCGGGGCGGTTGGCGCTGGAACGGGCACCGTTGCCACCCATTACCGCATCTATGACTCAGGCGGCACAACTTGTCATGAACAAGGAAGCGTCACAGTCACAGGAAGCGGTGGCGATATGACACTTGATAATACATCCATAGCATCCGGTCAAACGGTTACGATTTCGACGTTCACTAGGACGGCTGGAAACGCCTGATGGCAACCGTTTTCTACGACCGCGTGAAGGACACCTTCACGACCACGGGCACAGGCACGCTCACGGTCGCGAATTCGGCTCCCACGGGATACCAGCCCACGTCCACCGTGGGCAACGGCAATAGTAGCTATTTCGTCGCTTACGATAGCACTGGCGCGAATTGGGAGGCGTTCGCGGGCACCTATACGGCGTCCGGTACGGTCCTATCCCGTGACACAATCCTGGCATCCTCGAATGGGGGCGCGGCGGTCAGCTGGGCGGCGGGCACGAAAACGCTCGAACTGGACTTCCCGGCCGCGCGGATAACCGCATGCATCAAAGCCGACCGGGCGGCCAATCTCACGGCTGGCTACACGGCCACGGTCTACACCGGCATCGGTACGATCACAAGCGGCACCGTTACACCAGATCCGGCCAATGGGCAATTCCAAAGCTATACCGCGAATGGGGCTCATACGCTCGCGCCGCCATCCGTGGCATCGGGCGCAATTACCCTAATCCATATGATCGTGACCAACGGAGCGTCGGCCGGAGCGATCACCACGAGCGGATTCACCGTAGTAGAGGGCGATACCTACGCGACCACGAATGCGGCTGTCTGGGAACTCGATATCTACGCCGAGCATACCTATTCCCGGCTGTCGATCAGGGGGCCGCGCTGATGCTGATACCGCTGCCCCTAAAAAAGGCCGCTGCCGCTCCGGCAGGATGGGTGCGTCCTTCCGACTGGCCCGCAATGCCAGCGTCAGTTGCGAACGAAATCGATATCCTGGCTGCCGTTTACGACAACGGTAGCAATTATTGCGCGGTCAATGTCACTGTTTCCTCGGGAACATACACTGTCGATTGGGGCGATGGCACTGCACCGCGGACCTATACCAGCGCCGCTACGGCCAACTACCAATATTCCTATTCCGCCAGCGGTCTCGGCGCACTTACTGCTGAAGGCTACAAAACCGCGATTGTTAAAATCACCCCCACGACAGGCGGAGCAAACATTACCGCGCTGAACCTGAATGTGCGTAATTCGGCGATATCCGTTGCAGCTGCAAGCCCATGGCTTGATTTGCAGATTACCGCAGCGTCTCTGACTTCGCTAATTGTTTCAGGAAGCACGGGCAAATCGGAACTGCTTCAGCGTTCTGCCGCGCTAGCTATCGGGGCAGTGACATCTTTGTCGTACTGCTTCTCCTCCTGCTACGCACTTCAATCGGTCACATGGCCAGCGGGATCACTCTCCGCAGTGACAGATTTGTCGTCCTGCTTCTCCTACTGCTACGCACTTCAATCGGTCACATGGCCCTCCCCACCGGCCCCCGCGACGGTTACATTTACTAACGGCTCCGCACTGATTGGGTGGACGGCTCACGGTCTTAAGGCAGGCATGGCGGTTGTTTTCTCGACCACCGGTTCGCTCCCCACGAATTTCACGGCGGGCACGATTTACTACGTGATCGCCACGGGATTGACGGCGAATGTGTTCGAGGTATCCGCCACGAACGGCGGCGGTGCCATCACGGCGGGGAGCGCGGGGAGCGGCACGCAAAGCTGCGCTAGGGTGCCGTTGGGAGCAGTGACTGCGGTCTCGTCGCTATTCGCCTCATGCCCGTCGCTCGCGCGAATAGACAATTGCGCATTGTGGGTCACGTTTACTGTCGCAAGTTGCAATCTGAGCGGTACGAATCTCGATGCGATCTACACCGCGCTCCCAACGACCTCCGGCAAGATGATTACGGTAACTGGTAACGTGGGAACCGCGACAGACACACCATCGATTGCCACCGGCAAGGGGTGGAGCGTCACAGGGAGTTAGCGCTTAGCGTCCGGTCCTGCAAACCAACTAAACTCAAGGAGACCCACAATGGGCGATTTCTACAAAAAAGATGGCAACGACCTCCTCGTGGCGGGTGGCAGCATCGATGCGCCTTCCGGGCAGTATCTCGCGGCCAGCCACGACCAATACACGTATCCCACTCCTGAAGGCTGGTGCTATTTCGACAACGACACGCTCGCAAACCTCTATTTCGGAGGTGTTCCCGCATCCGTGACGAATGCGCAGTTAAGACGGGCGCTTCTCGCGCAGAACCTTCTCGACCAGGTAGACGCCGCGATTCAGCAGATTGGCGGGGACGCTCTGATCCAGTGGGAATATGGCAATCCATTCATGCGCTTCGATCCACTCGTGGTGCAGATGGGCGGTGCGCTGGGCAAGACGGAAGCGGATATTGACGCGCTGTTCAAGGCGGCTGCGGCTCTTTAATCTTCCGTTGCTTTGGGCCGCATCGTTTCGCCCCGCTCGGCCATTGCGAAGTGCCGTCTTGAACCTGCGTACTTCATGAAGGCGAACGGTCACAGCCCGCACTTCGCACCGTTCAAACTGGGCAGAACGTTGCGGCCCAATAGCGGCGGGAAGGGCCACAACTAAAATGGCGATTTCTGATAGAGGCATATCGGTTGCCGGTATACTGGCGACTACTGCTAGCGGCACTGGTGTTTCTGGCGTATCGTCCATCACTCAAGCTGGAGATAGTGCTGCCGGTACGGGCACCATATCGATAGCTGTTTCCTCCTCTGCATCGCAAGCCGCCAATAGCAATTCGGGGGCCGGTTCGGTCGCCATTGCGGGCGCTTCTAGCGTTTCCCAGTATGGGGATACTGGCACTGCGACAGGGACGACGCTAAGCACGATTTCTGGTGCATCGAGCGTAACGCAGGCGTCAGACACAGCGGCTGCGGCCGGAAGCGTTAGCATATCGGCTTCGTCATCGTCGTCTCAAACTGCAAACAGCGCGTCTGCTGCGGGGCAAGCGTCGATTGCTGCGGCATCAGTTGCGGCTCAGGCTGCCCAATCCGCTTCTGGTACTGGTTCGGGTTCGATTGCCGCAGTATCGGCCAAGACACAGGCAGCAGATAGTGTAAGCGGCGCTGGCGCGGTTGCAATCGCGGCTAGTTCATCGGCTTCGCAATCTTCGCAATCCGCGAGCGGGTCTGGAGCGCTTTCGGTCTCTGCATTTAGTTCTACCGCACGAGCTGGCGATAGCATATCAGCCTCTGGCTTGGTTGTCACTCACGCAGTTTCAGGTAGTACTCAGACTGCTCAAAGCGGCGCATCTTCCGCCACCGTTTCGATTGCAGGACAGAGTAGCGTTACACAAGATGCGGAGACTGTAGTCGCCACGGGAACTGTATCGGTTCCCGGTACTGCAATAGGTACATCATCTTCTGTCCAAGCCTCGGATGCTGTATCTTCGGCAGGAAGCGTTAGCGTTTCAGCTTCGGCCTCATCGTCGCAAGCTGCCAATACCAGCAATGTTGCTGGACAAGTGCCGATTGCGGCAGTCTCGTCCAAGGCACAAGCTGCTAACAGCATCAGTAGCGCAGGTACGGTTGCAATTGCGGTTGTTTCGGGAACCTCGCAGGTATCGCAATCGGCGAGCGGGGCCGGGACGGTCTCGGTTGCGGCATCTGGCCTTGTCACACAGGCGTCCAATAACGGTTCTGCAACTGGCACAATTGCCATTTATGCCGCGTCCACCTCTGCTCAGGCAAGTCAAAGTAACGCGTCATCCGCCGTAATTGCGATCACCGGACAGAGCAGTACTTCGCAGGCTACAGAGACTGGAACTGCTACAGGAACGGTCTCGAATCCGGCATCCATAACCGGAGCATCTTCTGTCGTCCAAGCAAACGATATTGGATCGGCATCCTGCAAAATTTTGAGTTTCGCCATATCTACGGCAACTCAGGATTCCAATTCAGGACGGGCTACCGGACAGACTACGCCATCCTCCAGCGTGGTTTCGCCCCGGTTCATTGCTACGCCAGCACGCCGGAACTTTACAGCAACCCCGCCAGCGAGGGCAAACCGTGTCGCGAGCGCCTGACCTTTCGCCGATCACAGCCGGAGAGCGGCTTTTTGTGACGTTCGATTTTGCGCCTGATTTAGCTTCCGCAGAAACGCTAACGGCGGTTAGTCCGGTTGTATGCTCGCTTATTCTCGGCACAGATGCGGATGCGGATACGCGGGTCATAGGAGATGCATCCATCGCGATATCGCCGGGCACGCGCGTTGCAGATTGTGCAGTCCGCCAGCTTATCGGCGATATGATCGCGGGGGCACGTTACAAACTCCTATGCACGGCGGAGACGAGCGGCGGTCAAACGCCGATTGTCGAAGTCTGCATCGACTGCAACAGCTAGGCGGCGGTTATGGGCGCGATTGCCACATTTTCATACGATTGGTTCAATGCACTTTACCCGGAATTCTCCAATCTCACCGAAGTGCAGGCCAATTCCTACTGGAAAAAAGGGGCCGTCCTCTACTGGCGGAACGATGGGCGCGGCCCAGTCCAGGACGCAGATCAGCAAGCCTTGATCCTCATGGACCTTGCGGCACATCTGGCTTTCCTATCCGTGGGAACGGCAAATGGCCCCTCAGCGGCCTCCCAGGGGCTTGTAGGGCGTGTTTCTAGCGCGAGCCAGGGAAGCGTTTCTTTGAGCACTGATGCGGCTGGAGCACCTGGAAGCGCAAGTTGGTTCCTTACTTCGCCATATGGCTACAGTTTTTGGCAGGCTACGCTGCCTTTCAGGCTTGGCGGACATTACCGGCCTGGGCCTCAGAGGTACTTTGGAGTTGGATATCCGGGATTGCGCTGAATTTGGGCCGCGACGTTTCGCCAAGTTCCACCGCCGCGAAGTGCTGGCTTGGAACTGAATTCCGGTCATAGCCCGCACTCTCTGCGGGTTGAACTGGCCGAGACGATGCGGCCCAAAATCTTCTAAAGCAGGTGCAAAATGGCTGTGTTTTCCGGGGGAGAGGCTTTCGAATCCAAGCTTAAACAGCTATCGGAGAATATCAAGAAAGCCGCGTCATTAAAGGTCGGGATCATGTCTGATGCGACTTATCCGGATGGGACTATGGTTGCGGCCGTGGCCGCTTTTAACGAATTCGGTACGACACGGAAGAAAACCGATGCAAAGGGGAATGTTGTCTTGGTTCAGCATTCGCCACCTAGGCCGTTCCTAAGGGGCTGTATCGCGGAGCACTCTCCAGAATGGCCCGGTCAAATCGCGCGAGTCCTTGAAGCGACCAACTATGATACGGCCGCTACGCTTGAAATGATTGGTGAGTTGATCGAGGGACAAGTCAAGATGTCGATTAGAAACTTCACTGACCCTCCAAACGCTCCATCGACGATTGCAGCTAAGGGGCATGATAAAGTGCTTGTGGAGAGCGGATTGATGCTCCGATCAATTACACACTTAGTTGACGATGGCGAAAGTTCCGGCGCATGAATCTCTTCGGAATAGTCTCCGCCGCAACTTCTGTTGTCAACGCGCGCGAAAACATAACGGTTTATCCGTCAATCGGTTATACGATTAATGCTGATTTCTCACGGACGCCGAATACGGGTCAGCCTGTAACGATGTTAGCGAGTGTCCAGGCTATGGAGCAAAACGATATCTATATGGCGCAAGGGCTTGATCTTCAGAAAGAGACATGCACCGCGTATCTGCCAGGAACGTGGCATGGGGCGGTGCGCGCCGATAGCAAGGGCGGCGATTTGGTGGTGCGCGCCGATGGAACGCGCTGGCTCGTGACGATGATATTTGAAAATTGGGGCAACGACTCAGGATGGACCAAGGTCGCGCTCACTCGCCAACTTAATACATAATAGTCACAATGTCTTATCCCATTTCATTGACCCAAGCACACGCACTTACTGCACTTGGGAATGTGCTGGTTTTGGCGCTCCCGTCTAGCGTGGAAATAATCCAAGCGGAAGACAATTTAGTTTCAGAGCCAGCGGCCCCCGATTTCGTGGTGATGCAGCCCATTCTACGAACGCGCCTATCAACAAACATCGACGAATATCAGGATTGCGCCTTTACCGGTTCTATTGCGGGGAAGGTGCTGACAGTTACTAATTCTCCGCCCGTGTTTGGAACAATCCAGCCAGCGTTGAACCCCACGCTGTTTGGATCTGGCGTAGCCGCCGGGACCACGATCACCGCGCAAACGGGCGGAACGCCGGGCAAGGCCGGGACATATACGGTTTCTATACTGCAAACGCTCGCCAGCACATCCCTTGCGGCAGGAATTCTTGGGATGGTGCAGCCGACACAACTCACAGTTCAATGTGATGTGCATGGCCCCGCAAGCGCGGATAACGTTCAAATCGTATCGACGATTATGCGAAGCGCCTACGGCTCCGATCTCTTCAAAGCTCAGAATTTAGGTGTCGCGCTGCTTTTTGCCAGCGACCCCCGGCAAAGTCCATTCTGGAATTCTGAAAGTCAGATTGAGAAGCTGTGGAGTATCGACATAAATCTTGAGGTAAAACCGGTTGTATCTGTTCCACAGCAGTTTGCCAACCAACTCAGTATCACTGTTGCTCCCCCGGTTGACATCTCTGCTTAACGCATCCCGCAAAATACGAACATTTCTAGGCCCTTCGCGGGCCTTTTTCTTTGACCGCTAGAAACCGCTCAAAATAGGAGCAAGGTTACAACATGACTACGATCCCGGCCAATGCCATCGTCAATACGCAACCCGGCGTCGTAAGCGCGGGCGGCTCCTCTTTTGCTATGGCGGGCCTCGCGCTTACCAATTCAACGCGCGTCCCGATTGGACAGGTCATTTCGCTGGCGCCATCGGCAGTATCAAACTATTTCGGGCCGAATGCAAACGAAACGGCGTTCGCTACTGTCTATGGTAGCGGGTTTACCGGCGCGGCGAAGCTCCCTGGGTCTCTACTGTTTACCCAATATCCCACGGCGGCGGTCGCGGCCTGGCTGCGTGGCGGCAGTGTGGCGGCTCTTGGCTTGGCCGGCTTGCAGGCACTTCCTACTGGATCACTGAATGTAGTGGTCGATGGATATGCGCATGCCATCGCTTCCATCAGCCTTTCGACCTACAATAGCCAGTCCGCCATGGCGGCGGCGATCACGGCGGCGTTCACCGATCCCACTGAAGCGAGCTTCACGGCTTCCATCGGCGGATCGATGCTCACATGTACTACGAGTGGCACTACGCTCACAATCGGGACTGTTGGATCTGGTTCAATCTGGCCTGGCGATTTTGTTTCCGGGACAGACGGCACGCATGCGCTTCCATCCGGCTGCTATATCGTCAGCAAGCTCTCAGGCACGGATGGCGGATCGGCAGGCGCAACCTATCAGCTCAGCGCGGCGGCCGGTGGCGGCAACATGTCGAGTGCCACGGTCACAGTCACATCGACCGTACTTGACGTGACAGTATGCGCAACGCCATCCATCGCAGTAGGCCAGACTGTCGTCGGAACATCCGTCACTGGAACGCCAATCATCTCGGCGCAGCTCACGGGTACGGCTGGTGGCGTTGGCACATATCAGCTCAGCAGCGCAGCGCAAAGAGTAGCCAGCGAAGCGATGACCGCCATCGCAACGGCCCCTGTCGTGACTTACGATAGCGTCTCAGGCGGCTTTGTCATCACCTCCGGTATTACCGGAGCGGCCTCCTCGATGGCCTACGCTACAGGCACGCTGGCGGCCTCTCTGATGCTCACTTTGGCAACCGGTGCGGTGCTCTCGCAAGGCGCGGTTGCCGCAACGCCAAGTGCGTTCATGACCAACGTCGTTCAACAGGCGACAAATTGGGCGACGTTTACGACGCTGTTCGATCCAGACAACGGCAGTGGTAACGCTCAAAAGCTTCTGTTCGCCGCGTGGAACAGCGCACAAAATAACCAGTTTGCCTACGTGGCTTGGGATACCGATCAATCACCTGTCGTATCGGCACCGGCCACATCGTGCCTTACCTATCTCGCGGGGCCAAGCGGCGCCAATTATTCCGGGACGATGCCGATTTCGGAGCCGGCCAATTATCATCTCGCCGCGTTCGCCATGAGCTATCCGGCCTGCCTCGACTTTGGGGCAAAGAATGGCCGCTACACGATGATGTTTCGTGGTCAGGCTGGGCTTACCGCTTCTGTCTCGACTACCGCGGCGCGGGCGAACCTCCTAGCCAATGGCTACAACTTCCTGGGAGCCTACGCGAACCGGACGCAGACGAATATCTTCTGGGAGCCGGGTTCGATCCTTGGGCCATTCAGATGGTACGATTCCTACATCTGCCAGATGCAGATCAACACCAGCTTGCAAAGCGATATCCTAGCATTCCTCCAGCAGATTGGAACATTCCCCTATAACACAAGGGGATATGGGCTGCTTCAGGCCGCCTGCATGAATACGATCAACAGCGGCCTCAACTTCGGTTCGATTGTGGCAGGTGTCACATTATCCGAATCGCAGATTGCGTATGCAAACAATCTCGCCGGAAAGAACATCGCTTCAACGCTTTCGCAGCGCGGATGGTATTTGCTGATACAGGATGCTAGTCCATCGGTTCGCGCAGCAAGACAGTCGCCGCCGATAACCTTTTTGTATTGTGACGGAGAAAGTGTGCAATATATCAATATATCTAGTCTAGCTGTACTATAAATCAAGAGCCTAATGCACTTGGTCTTTGACCTTTAAGAAAATCGTCACGAACTGAACCGCCTTCGGGCGGTTTTTTTATGCCCCGAAAAGGAGCGGCAACATCAAATGGGCGACATTACCTCGCAGAACTCTACATTTGTACTTTCGGCGGCCAGCGTATTCGGGCAAATCTACGTCGATGGCTATTCCGTCGATGACATGTTCGGCGTCGATACGATGGAAATCATGGAAACCATGATGGGACTGAGTCAAAACTTGGCTTATGGCCTCATCCCGGTCGCGGTCAAAAACCACATCAGCTTGATGGCGGATAGCCCTTCGCTGCCGCAATTCGATCTATGGTATCAGACGATGAAGCAAACGCAATCGGTTATTCCAGCTAATGGAGTAATCGTTGTGCCGTCTACCGGGTACATCTATACCCTGACGAACGGAGTGATGAATTCGTACTCTCCGATGTCGGAACACCGCAAGGTCCAGCAGCCGCGAAAGTTCGGATTTACTTGGGAGTCAATCACAACCGCGTTGCTGTAACCTATTTCTTACTTCCCACTTTTTGCAGGTTTCGCTTAAATGCCCTTGAAAAGAATTGACGTTACTATCGACGCCGATGGCGGCCGGGACGCGGGGAAAGTCTTCCATATCGTTGAAATGGGGGCTGAACCGTTTTCGAAATGGCTTGTCAAAGTCGCGTCCGCCGCAAAGGCGGCCGATCCGAATGCTGATTTCGACGTTACGGCCCCCCGCGCGGCGTTGTTCGGCGCGGTTGTCGGGGCGCTGCTCAAGGGCGATCCGCGCGTCACGATCAGCCTCCTTGACGAACTGATGACGTGCGTCAAGACCGGCCCCGCGCCGGGAAATCTCCGGCTGCCAGGAGATATCGAGGAATTCCTCACCGTGTTCCACCTCCAGCACAAGGTATTCGAACTCCACACGGGTTTTTCGCTGCCTGGAAGCACGTCCAAGTAGACCTTGGCGAGGCTGTTCCAGGATTGTTGGATTACGAGAACGTTCCTCCGATTATAGGTATGGTCATTTCGAGCGGAAAGGCTACTCTTCGCGAATGTCAAGAGTATTACTCGCTTGAGGATATCTACAATATTGTCGAAGTGCTTCAGATCGACGCCCATAATAGGCGAATTATGATGAAGTGTCCACCTGATAAGGATTGAGATCAATGCAGATTGACGAATTCATCCTTCGCATCGCTTTAAACTCTTCGGATTTTACCAAAGGCGCGACCGAAGTCAAGGCTACCCTTGAAAAGACTAAGGCCTCAGTTGTTGCGTCCGGAGAGCAGATCGAAGAAGCCGGAAAGAAGGTTGTAGAGAGCGCCCAGCAATCCACGGCTGCCGTTGCGAAATCTCACGAAGAGATTAGCAAGAGCACTGAGGCCGCCGCCCGGAAGGCTAAGGAAGCCAGCGAGACTACAGCCAAGGGGCATAAAGAGACTGCAAAGGCTGCGAAGGACGGCACCGAACAGCTCAGCAAGATGGCGCGCGAGGCGCTGGGGCTCTTCGGTATCTTTGCATCCGCGCAAGGCATGAAGAGCTTTGTCAACGAAATCACTACGGCCGATAGCGCAATGGGCAGGCTGGCCGCCAATATGGGCGTGGCGCCAGAGATTGCATCGGCGTGGGGCCTTGCTGCGGAACGGTTCGGCGGTTCGGCTAAGGCAACTGAGGCTTCCATCACCGGGCTTTACACCAAGCTTTGGAGGATGAAAGAGTTCGGAGAAGAGATGCCAAAAGAGTATTGGCGTCTAGCTGCGCAAGGCGGTATCTCTCTAGACCGGACAAAGGACGCCTACACGCAAGCGCTTCAACTCGCCACCGCGATTCGCAATATCGCAGTCACGGAAGGACGTACAAGCGCTTATATGTGGGGCAGTTCGATAGGCTTTGATGAAGGCACTGTAAATCTTATCATCGGCGCGGGCGATCGGCTCAATTCTGTCCTAAGAGAGGCGAAAGACGTTGCCGCCGATACGCGCGATGTGAAGGCGGCGCAAGAGCGGCAAACGGCATGGGAAAGATTATCGCAGACCATCACCGATGTAGGGCGCAAACTTACTACTTTAGCCAGCGGCCCACTTGTAGATGTTGCGAATGGATTCAACAAGCTCCTTTCCCAATATGACGAATGGCTGAAAAAGGACCAAGGCCAGCATGGCACCGGCTTAGCCTATGGCTTTTTCAAATGGCTCTACGGCAAGGGAGAAACAGGCGGCGGAGAAGCGGCAGCCACTTCTCCGGAGGTCAAATGGCAGCGCCTCCAGCGCATGTTCAGCCATTCAGGCATAACCACGGCTTCAAGTAATCCGTTACTTGGATCGGTAGCCGATGCTGTTCAGAAGCAGGAGGGATTTTATCCAGGATCACGGTCTTATCGCAACAACAATCCAGGTAATATCAAGCTCGGATCATTCGCAAAACAATATGGCGCTACGGAAGCTGACGATCAAGGCCATGCTATTTTTCCAGATTACGTATCGGGGAGGGCGGCTTTAGAGGCGCTTCTATCCAAGCATTCCGGGGAGAGCCTTAGCAAAATGGGGAGCTGGTATGCGGAGGATCGAAATTGGGCGCGCGGTGTTGCGGCGGCGGGAGGGTTTAATATCAATTCGCCAATGAACTTTGGCGCGCAAAATCAAGCCTGGAATGGCGCGGGGTTTTCCGCCATGAACTCGGCTTCATCCAGCGTCTCCAATTCATCTGCGGAAACGCACTTCAACGGCGATATCCACATCTCTCTGCCAAGCGTGACGGATGCAACCGCCTTTCCAGGAGCATTCTCCGCAGCCTTGAAAAACGCAGGGTATGCGGCGGCATTTAACGCGGGGCCGCAGTAATGGCCATCATCTCCAATTCCGGCATCCCGCCCCTTCTGAACGCGGTCTCGACTGTGTCGGCGGTCCTTTTAACGGCGGATGCCATAGGCGGCCTATTGGGGCTCTTAGGAGGTCCATCGCCTTGGGGAATCTATCTCAACGGCGAAGTGGTCGTGATCGCGGATGCCGTGACAGCAGTAGAGTACAAGAAAGATTCGCATATTTCGGATTATCCAATAGAAGGCGGAAAGTTCGAGACTTACAACAAAACGGCGCAGCCGTTCGATGTGCGTGTCACGTTTGTTGCTGGCGGAAGCGATGCGAATCGCGCATTGTTTCTTTCCAGCATAGAGGACATTGTCGATGATTATAACCTGTATTCGGTGATTACGCCAGAGGCAACGTATCAGAACTGCAATGTTGTTCACCACGACTACCGGCGCACAACGCAGAATGGGCGCGGCATCATCGCCGTAACTGTTTGGCTAAAACAGGTTCGAATTTCTACGTCATCCACAGGAAGCACTACGGCGCAACCAAGTGGCGCGAGCGCGGTGAACGGCGGATCGGTCCAGACTTCTACGCCGTCAAGCGCGCAGTCGGCCGCCGCGACCAATATTCAATAGGATTGTGGTCATGCAAATCGTGCCGGTGCAGGCTACCGAAAACCAAAGTTTCCAGGTGAACCTGAACGGGCAAGCCACGCAACTCAACATCTACGCGAAGTCCACGGGTCTCTTTATGGACGTGCTCGTGAATAACGCACTCATAGTTTCTAGCGTCATTTGCGAAGACCACAATAGAATCGTTCGTGACAATTACCTAGGTTTTGTGGGAGACCTCTGCTTCATCGACCAACATGGCACAAACGATCCAGAATATACTGGCATCGGCAGCCGGTATTTGCTATATTATCTTGATTCGGCCGATTTGGCGGCGATGGGTTATTCAGGCTGATGGCATTCATCCAAAGGAAAGTTTCCGTCGCGATCACTTTGGCGAACGGCAATTTCCAAGGCGGCGGCAACTCAAAGACCATCGCGGCGCAAGATACGCCGGATGGCATTGACACATCCGCGCCGTGGATTTCCGCGCATATCAACAGCGCGGGCGGTGTATTCGGCAGTCAAATGCAACTTGCCATCTACGGCATGTCTTTATCGGATGCGAACCAGCTTAGCACAGTTGGCAAACAGCTTTTCCAAATGTCTACGCAAAACCATGTCACAGTACAGGCTGGCGATGCGCAATCCGACATGCAGCTGGTGTTCTCCGGGAACATCTCTTTTGCCTACGTCGATGCCGCCGCGCCGCCGAATGTATGCTTGCGGATTCTCGCCGTGCCGGGAGGCGCCGCCGCCGCACAGCAGGCCGATCCTGTCAGTATCAGCGGTGCGGGCGATTTGCAGACGATCATGAATGGATTCGCCAGTCAAATCAGCTTCGGTTTCGAAGGTAACGGCGTCAACAAGAAAATCGCAACGCCTTACCTTTGGGGATCGGTAGGAGCGCAAATCAAGCAAGCAGCGCAAGCGGGCGGTGTGGAGCACATTCTAGACCGGGATAAGCTGGCGATTTGGGAGCCGGGCACCGCGCGCGGTCTCGCAACGGTATCGTTAGCGCCTCCGCAATTGATCGGATACCCAGCATTCAGCCAGGCCGACGTAATGTGCAAGAGCATTTTCAATCCGCAGTTCCAGAATGGCGGAACACTCGCGCTGCAAAGCTCGCTCACGCCGGCCTGCGGGAACTGGATCATCCATTCGGTGCAGCACAACATCGAGGCAAACATGCCAAACGGTAAGTGGGAGACGCACATCAAAGCGTCTTGGCCGGGCGGTGCGGGGAGCACCACACCTTGAGCGACGGCACCTTCTTTCCAGGGCAGCTAAGCGCGAACGATGCGACTTGCCCGGAAAACGCCCATGATTTCGCCATCCGCATGGCGCTCGCGCGGGTCCGCACGGCCGGCGTCGTTACCGTCAAAGCCGTTCATGCTGGGGCTCAGCCTGACCAATGGACTGTGGATGTGCAATTGGTTGTGAGCATGCAGGACGGCGCGGGAAACACTTTCCCACATGGGATCATTCAAAACCGTCCGGTCCATAATTTCTCAGGGGCGAACGGCTCGTTCTGTGTTCAGCCCGCAGTGAACGATATTGGCCTTCTAATCGTGTGGGACCGCGATCATTCGTCGGCGCTCAAGAATAAGGGGTTGGCCGCACCAGGCTCGCGGCGCATCTTCGACCTCGCGGACAGCGAGTATCTTGGTGGCTTTGGGGAGATGAACTCCAACACCCAACGCATTGTCATGTCATCCAGCGGGATAAACGTAAACGCTCCGAATGGCTTCAACGTCGATGGAAATACCGCCATCACGGGTAGCTGCGCCGTAACGGGAGCGATCACAGCAACCGGAAACATCACGGCGGGATACGGCACAGCAGATCAAGTGGACCTTCTCAATCATACGCATGGTGGCGTCTCATCGGGCGGATCGCAGACCTTAGCGCCCACGGCAGGGACTTAATAAGTATAGCAAGCAAATTCTCCATGAATCTCCAAGTAAACAATCCAGTTACTGGGTCGTAATGAAGAATTTCATGCAGATAATCTTGAGTAAGAGGAATTTCCTTGTCCTTCCTTACAAGAAACGCTTCGCATAAATTTGACCATTTCGTATTTGTAAGGTCTCCATCTAGAGCTTTAACCCATTTTGGGATTGATCCGGTCATCCAAAGGAATGCAAGTCTATGTGCGTGGAATGATCTTTTTCCTATTTTCATCGAAATATAATTATTGGCTTTTGATCCAGCGGGTTTTCCGGCGAATCTAGAATTCCGGCCATCTTCGCGGCGCCTCCATGTAAAGATGCCGGTTTCTGGATCATAATCTACAATTGACCGGACGTACTCTTGCATATTAGTCTGGTTATCAGCCATGGTCTGTCCCCCCAGATCATCGGTTAGAAGGCGGCGCTCCCGGCAAGGAGTTGGCTGCCTTCGTCAGTTTAGGCTAAGTTATAACAGAACTCAACAATAATAGAGTGGTTTACCCACATGTCAGCGACTTTGTTTCTTGATCCTGCTACCTGGGATCTGTGCTTGGATGCAAATGGTGATATTGCCGTTGCGACGGGGCCGTACTCTTATGCCCAAGACTGCGCCTCAGCGATCAAGCTGCTTCCTGCCACATTGTGGTATGATCAAACCCAAGGGATTTCTCTTGTCGAACAACCGCTAAGCCTCATCCGCGCCAACTGCATCACTGCGGCTAAGACCGTGCCAGGCGTCGTTTCGGCACAGGTCTTCTTTACGAGCTTCAAGAATAGGGTGTTGACAGGGCAAGTGCAATGCACCGATGCCAGCGGCAACGTTAGCGTCGCGACTTTTTAACCGCATCGGGATAATCCAGAAACATGGCGAATACCACAAATGTGCCGGCTATACAATGGCTAGCATCCGGGCCTGTCGCCCCCTCTGAAAGCGCCGTTCTCGCTGGCGTACAGGCGGATATGAATGCCGCGTTTCAGACCACGCTCAATTTCACCACAACGAATGGCAGCCAGACCAACCCGACTCCACAAGGTCAACTTGCAGCATCCATGACAGCGGCAATCGCAAATGCCAATGACATGGTGCTTGCTCGTGTAAACGCGGTCGATCCAGCCTTCGCGGCAGGCCGTGATCAGGATGCGCTAGCACGGATATATTTTTTAGAGCGCATTTCTTCACAGCCAACAGTCATCGATGTCATTTGCACTGGCACTGTCAATCTTCCGATACCGCTTGGAGCTTCGGTTAGAGACAGCGCTGGGAACATATATTTATGCACAACTGCGGGCGTCATCGGCTCGGGCGGAACGGTCACACTTCCTTTCGCGAATGCGATCACAGGCCCGGTAGCAGTCCCGGCAACAGTCTCGATCTATCAGGCGGTATCAGGATGGGATTCGGCGGCGGTTTCGAGCGGTATTTTAGGCAAGAATGTTGAGAACCGGGCTCAGTTCGAGGATAGGCGCCGCGCTGCGATAGCGAAAAATTCCGTAGGAATGGCGCAATCGGTTCGCGGCGCGGTGCTAGATCAAAACAACTGCCCCGGCGTGACCGATTGCTATGCCTGGAGCAATGACAGCGGCAGCCCGGTTGTACGGCAGGGACTGACTATTCCAGCGAATTCGCTCTATGTGGCTGTTACAGGAGGGAATTCGGCGCAAATCGCCCATGCAATTTGGCTGAAAAAAGGATGTGGCACTCCATATTATTCGGGAAACACATCGGTCACGGTCCAGGATACGGACGGCTATGTGCCGCCCTACCCATCCTATACAGTGACTTATGAGATACCGGACGGCCTGCCAATAGTGGTACAGGTCACGCTTGCAAACTCCTCTGCGGTGCCATCGAATGCGTCTGCACTTATTCAGGCGGCGGTGACTGGCGCGCTTACTGGCGCGGATGGCGGAACGCCGGCACGCATTGCCGGCGAACTGTTGGCCTCCCGTTTTTACTCCGCGATCATGGCCCCGACAATCAACGGTGTCGTCAACCAATTCTATTGCTCGTGGGCTCAGCCTATATCGATCTTGATCGGGTCCCCATTGGCCCCCGCCGCAGTGTTCACTGGTTCGATCACCGGCACTACCCTATCCGTCACGGCGGTTGCCAGCGGCACGCTGGCGGTTGGACAGACGCTGTTTGACACAACCGGCCATCTGATCACAGGGACGACGATCACGGCCCTAGGAACCGGCACGGGCGGCACAGGAGATTACACGGTCAACTTTACACAGACGGTAGGATCGGAAACGATGAGCGGTGTTACTGCCGCTCTGTTCGCGATAACGCCAAATCTCAATCAAATCCCTACGTCTTCCGCGCCGCTTATCAACACCATCCTGGTTTAGCCGATGCCCGCACCGATTGCACCATGGCAGGCTTCGACGCTACTGGAAGGCGCTGTCCTACTCGATAGTAGCGGAGAACTGCTTGTTTTTTGGGACGCTGGTATTCCAGTCTACGATGCTGGAGATACCGGGCCTGATTATCCACCGTCCACACCTGTATTATTCGATCCATATTCGACGATTATCAGTCAATATGCTAATTCTCCGATCCTGACCAGCATCATCACGTCCTTTGCTGCGGCGATGGATCAGACCGGCAATTTTAAGTCTTTCTACGATAATATCTGGAATATCGCCACCGCGCAAGGCGTTGGACTGGATATATGGGGACGAATCGTAGGAGTAAAACGCACTATCCAGGTATCGAATGCGGAGTGGTTCGGATTTTATCAACAACGTCCGGGCGTCGGCGGATGGTATACGGGAGGCAGTCCTTTCTACTCTGGACAACCATTGACGTCCAATTTCGATCTTACTGACACCGCATACCGCACGCTTATCATGGCGAAGGCCGCCTACAACATTTCTGACTGCTCAATCCCATCGATCAACAAGCTTCTGCTCAGCCTCTTTCCGGGGCGCGGAAATGCCTATGTGACCGAAGGCCATATGAGCATGACTTACACGTTCACGTTCCCTCTGACCTCTGTCGAATTAGCAATCGTAGGACAATCCGGCGTCCTGCCGCAACAGGCCGGAGTTGCAGCAACAATCATCGTCCCGGCTTAAACAAAGGCGAAAAGTTATGCAGTCTTCGGGTATTCCCGCAAAATTCCAGACGCCATTTGGGGCGAATGCTACATCTGGATGTATCCGTACAATTCCGCAGACTACAGGTGATCCAAATGCAGCCTCTTTTTCACTTGGATTTCCACCGAATACTTTTTCACCTCCCGGTGCTGGCGGTGTGGAGCCTGACGGACGCGATGTAAATGGCATTCTGCGAGCGGTGTCTTCATGGGCTCAATGGCAACAAGCTGGTGGTTTGACCATATATGATTCGACGTTTTCCAGTCAGATCGGCGGCTATCCAAAAGGCGCGATACTGGCATCAAGCGTCACGGCTGGGCTTTTTTGGTGCTCGACGGCGGACAACAACACGTCGAATCCTGACGCCAGCGGTGCTAATTGGTCTGCGATGGGGGCGGTTGCGATAGCCTCGGCGGCTGCAGCGGCGCAGGCAGCGGCAATCGCTGCCTCGCAACCTCTCAATTCTCTTCTTACTGCTCTAGCCGCGAACGTAACGACAGATGGCAGCGGCAGCTTTACCTTCCCGCACGCAGTAACCATGGCTGCGCTCCAGGCTCCAATTGCGACGGCAAGCGCAACCGGTCTCATCGTCACAAACAACGCCGGCACGCCGGATACAAAGGCAGATGTTACTGTTACGAAAGCAGTGTTGGTTAACTCATCCGGCCATCCACGGCTTTACTCTGGCGGGACATTAACAGTCAACTTGGCAACGACTGGTGCAAATGGCCTCGACACCGGATTGAAGGCGAACTCGACCTGGTATCACATATATCTCATCTCTAATGGCACAACGACCGCTAGTCTTGCCTCCACGTCCGCTACTTCACCGGCACTCCCAGGCAGCTATACCTATTTCATGCGTGTCGGAGCGATGCAAACGGATGGATCAGGGAACCTTTATAGGACTATACAGAAAGGGCACGATGCAAGGTATGTAATTACAGCTACAACGAATACAGCTAGTTTTCCGTTTGCAAAATCAGGGAGCAGTTCGAGTTCTTGGGTTGCTCAACAGGTAACAGGAAACGGTTATGCTGCACCAGGAACTGCAGAGTCTGTAATAGTGAATATCGGCGGCTATATAGGCAGCAACAGTCTGGCTATTTCCGTAGCGCCAAACGCAAATTACAATCCAGTTGTCACGGGCTCCCCAAGTAATCCAGTTGGGGCTGGCTTTAGCGGCGCCGGTACCATCGCAGGATATTCCGTATTCTCCATTGCAAATGTTAGCCTGGAAAGTAACTCTATATATTACTGGAGTAGTTCTATTTACGGGTTGGCTGAAATGTTGGGTTGGACCGACACGCTAAGCTAGGAGCCCGCGAGCTGCGGCGGCGCGCCCCTCAGCATCATCCGTCAATATGTCGAACAGCAAAGAAAGGGCGGCGCTTCCTCCCCGGCCTAAAGGCCTGGGTTTCCGCGCCGCAAGATTGGATGAAACTTGAGGACTTACTGATTTATGCCGCAAAAATGTAAGGAAACCAACCAATTCTCATTGTAATAAAAGGGAAAAATCAATATATTAACGAAGCGGGCGGCGTTGTAGCGCCGGGGCCGCTTCTGACCACACAAACGCACCGAAGACATTCTCTTTGGACGGAAATGAGAAACGGAACGCATCAAGGCCGCTCAGAAGCGGCCTTTTTCTTTGGAAGAACCACAATGGCAACATCAAACTTTGAAGCATGCCTTGCCGAGACGCTGAAATGGGAAGGCGGCTATTCCAATCACCCGGACGATCCCGGTGGCCCAACGATGCGCGGGATTATCCAGCGGGAGTACAACGCATGGCGCACAAAGTGCGGGCTCACCATCCGGCCCGTGCGGCAGATCGAGGAAAGCGAACTGCGGGCGATATACCGGGCAGGATATTGGGATGCGATGGGCTGCGATCATTTGGACGCAGGCTTTGACCTCTGCGTCTTCGATGCCGCAGTCAATTCCGGCGTGGGCCGGGCCAAGCAATGGCTGGAATGCGCCGGCGACATCGATGCTTTCTGCGATCTTCGGCTTGCCTTCCTCAGAAGGCTGGGCCGCCTCTGGCTCGTGTTTGGGGCTGGCTGGCGCCGCCGCGTGGCCGGCATCCGCAACGAGGCTCACGTCATGGCGGCAGGCGGCACTGACTGCATTCACGCGGGCATGACGGGTGAGAAGGTCAAGGCCATCCAGGAGCTTCTGACCAAGCACGGCTTCGAGTGCGGCAGGATCGACGGCATCTTCGGCGAGCTGACTTTCGAGGCCGTCAGCCGCTTCCAGCAGAGTTATGGGCTGAAGAGCGACGCAGGCGTTTGGCTGCCGTCCTATGGCGCCATTATCGCGGCTCCCGCCCCCGTGGCGGCCGTGCTCCCTACGGAGGCGGCCTAGAGCCGCCCCTGAATAGGTTCAGGACTGAACCTATTTTGAACCTGTCCCGTACCAATCCAACAACCGAATGCCTGCCAGACGCTGACTTGCTACAGCGCCCGCTGGCTAACCCCTCCGCGTGTCCGGCACGTGGAGGGGTTCCCTATGAGCCGGACTCAAAAGGAAAAAACACCATGCTAAGCTTTTTCACTTCGGGCCTTGGCTCGATTCTTACGGGTATGCTCGGCAGCGCTCAGTTTGCATCTCTTGGCCGTACTATCGCGAAGTCCATCGGCGTGGCGCTTCTGGTAAAATATGCTCCCGGATTCGATGCCGCCCACTCCCTTGAAATACTCTCTGGAGCGGGGGCGCTGCTTCTGGGGATGGCCAGTTCAGCGAAATCCCATATCGGAACGCAGAGTATCCCCGATGCACTGAAAGATGCAGCCAGCACCGCTGCTCAGGCGGCAGTTGCGGCGGCAGTCCCTGCCATCGTCCAGCAGATTTCGCCCTTCACTGGGCTCGCTGCGGCGCTAAACCCTACGCAACCGCAGGCCTAATATATAAAGGAATCCGCTGATGCCGTTCGACCTCCAAAGCTTCCTGCTAGGTTCCGCATATACAGCCGGATTGTTTCTTGTGTACGACCTTGGAGCGATCTTGTGGAATGCTTTGTGGCTTCAAGAAAAGTGAGTTAAGTTACTTTGGGCCGCGTCGTTTTTCCCAGTTCCACCCTTAGAGAGTGCCGTCAAAACTCAGTCAGCACTTCACAGCGGTGGAAGAAGGTAGGACGTTGCGGCCCCGATTTCAAATAATGCGTTCCAAAACAACAATTTGCCCAAGGTGAGGCCATGACGGCCCAATCTCCATTTTTAAGCGAGCAGACGGGCCATGGACAGGCCGCGCCTGCTCCAGACACAGGCGGTTCAGCGCCCATGCCCAAAACTAGTTTTATACCGCCAAAATCGAATGGCAACGGTCAGTATAGGGAAAACCCGAGTACGCCGGATTTTCCCCGTGATTCACAGGCAGAACAGAACCGGGCCATTACCCTTGGCGATTTGTTCCGGGCGCTTCGTTTCACGAAAACCGCGTTGGGCGTGCTGGCGGTTGTGCTGGGATTCGCAGGGTGGCTAATCCACGCTTTGTGGACAAGCGACTATTTCAATAAGCCAGTGCTTTCCAACGATCTTGCCGCAGTCGTCGCATCGCAAAAGACCACCAACGATCATGTCGCCACCCAAATCGACACGATGAACTCCGTTCTGGCGGCTCATACAAATGCGCTCGGCTCGATCACCATCTCCCTCAATAACCAAGCTCAGACCCTTGCCCGGATGGAAGGATTCCTCTACAGCCATCCAGCGCAATTCCCCTCCCCTCCCCAACAAGCAGCAAGCGCGCCCCTCGCGCCACAGGAAGTCTCTCAGGCTCCATTATCTCCCCGCCCCGCTGCTATCTCTCCTAAGAAAATACAAGCCGCTAAAAAGCCTCTACAAGCCCCTGCGCCTAAGTCGTTTCTGTGCTCTAGCGCTGGAATTGGGTGTTAGCTGGGCCGCGATGTTTCGCCAAGCTCAGCCGAAGCGAAGTGCGGGCTTTGAGCTGAATTCCGCATAGTCTGCCTTTGGCATCTCAGCAAGCATTGCGCGGTTTCCAGCAATATTGGGTCCGCATCGTGCAGCATTACAAGCAGTTCTTCTTTTTCTCTCGCGTAGACTGTTGCAAAAGCTGGGTGAGAAGCCGCCCAAGTTCGGCCCGCTCGCGCTCTTCAACATCGTCGAATTTCTCATCAATCCAATTTCGCAAGGCATAGGCTTGGTCACGTTTGATGTAGGCCCTCACTAAGTCGTTATTGTCTTCAAGAGTAATGCGAAGGCCACCTTCCGCATTCCGCATGAATTGAATATGCGCGCTAAATGGAACCTGAACCTGGATAGTAAGTATTCCGCTTTCGTCAATTTCAATTTCGCTCATGTACTGGCCGCCGATCTTTCCTTCATGACGATCTTCTTTGACCTTTGGCGGCGGCGATTAAGATATTGCTCTTCCCTTGTCGCCCACCGACAATTGTCGGGGCTATATCCCAAATCGTTGTTGCGCCTATCAAGAGATAGCCCTTCCGGCCTATCTCCGCCTCGCCCCCCGCCGCGCTCCACGCCGCGCTCTCCGCCGCGTTCCACGCAGCGCTCACCGCCGCGCTCCACGCCGCGCTCCTCGCCGCGTTCCACGCCGCGCTCCTCGCCGCGCTC